TCGCTCGTTCCACGCTTTTCGCTGCTTCTTCGCGGAGCTTCCGTTCTCTGATTCTTTCTCTTGGCTCATCGTACACTTCTCCTTCTATGGTCACATGAACACCAGGCCAATCGGCAAGGCGCCACGAAACTTCGATACCGGTCACCACGTTCCAACCGTCACCACTGAGCACGCACAGTCTCACCAGCGCATCCTCGATGACCTTGATGGCGGCCGAACAGATGTTGCTCGGGTCACGCTTCTTAGAAAGCTCCAGAAACTCGTACTTCACGTGCGCCACCGCGAAGGACTCCGGGAACGGCTGCATCCTGAGCGCCGTCGCCACCTTGTTCTCGCACTTCTTCTTCAGCGCGTTGTAGGCGTGCCCGTTGCGCGCAGCGTCTATCAACTCGTTCAGTGACGGGAAGCGACTGTAGATGTGGAGCTCGCGCCGAATCACGCCTTCTTCCTTCTGGGCCCCTTGCGTGGGGTGCCCTTTCGTTTTGGCTTCGACGGCAGCGCCTTCTTCTGCGCCACCACCTGGATGAACGGAACCCGAGACATAGTGACGCCGGGGATGGCCTCAAAGCCCTTCCGGCGGAGCAGACGCGCCAGGCCCCGCACGGTCGTGTGCGCCACCGGCACCCGCGCCTTCACGGTGCAGTGCTGAAGGAACGACGCGATGGCGAGCTCCGCTGCCCGGTAGACGACGCGCCCCGGAACGTCGGGGTTGCCCACCAGCTCCTCTGCGAAGATGAAGCTCTGGGCTTCCTGGAGCGCCACACCAAGCACGAGCCCGTGCCCCTCCGCCTCTACCCACACGTGCGCGCCGGCGGCGAAGAAGATGCTCTTCGGCGGGATTCCGCGCTTCTGGCACCAGGCCTGGTACTGCTCGAAATACTGCGGCAGCGATGGAGAGACCCTGAGCTTCAAGCTACACTCCTTGGGTGGCTTCGCACCACCGAGACTTCTGCAACAACCCGCCACGGCGGCTGAACATCTGGCAGAACCAGGACCGCGGCTGGACTCTGAAGACGCTCTCGCGCGCGCTCGGGGTCCGAGACCAGCGGTCGACGCTCGGCATCCTGAAGCGCCAGGGGCTCAGCATCGAGACCAGGCCGCGTCATACGCTCTCCGAGAAGGACGTCGAGACCATCACGGCCGCCGTCCTGAAGTGGCGCGCTGAGCGCCTTTACGGGTGAACACGTGATACCCCATCGAAGTCCTGTTGTCCCAAAAGATGCCGATGTGCTCGCCTGCTGACGACGGGATGCCGGTCTCGCGATAGGGCGCCCCGCTCCGCGGCACCAGTATCAACCACAGTCGATGCTCCGATTCGTCGAGCTCTCCCATGGCTTCGCAGGGTGTGTCGAGCAGCTCCACGACGCCGCGCCCCTTGCCGAACGCGCGCACAGCCTTCGCAGCCGGGTGCATCACTGGTATCTCGACCTCGCTCAAGCGGTCTGGTACGTCGATGGGCCATGCGCGAATCACCCTCTTGAATAGGGGCCGTATGGGTTTTTCCTTTGGAGCCTCACCGGCTGGGTCCGCCAGCCCAGATAGTCCCCGCCGAGCGCCGCCGCCATCTCCTGGAGCTTCCGACTGTGCCGCTGCACGCTGTCGATGTCCACCGCCTGCATCGCCGCGAACTCCACCATCCATTGGCCTACTCCACACTCGTGAATGCTCCCCTCACGGAGCTCAAAGTGATAGCCGGCGGCAGGAAGTCCCCCTGCGAAAACCCTTGCTCCATGCTCACCAGGAAAGCGCGCGTGATGCTGAACGTTGCGAAGCGCGTAGGTAGCGTCACCGGCTCGACGTAGAGCCTCCACAGCATTGCGGTCTCGAGTGTCGAGAGGTCGGTTGGCATCTTCACTTTCTTTGCCCATGTGCTTTCAGCGCTTCCTTCTTCATGCGTGTTACCCAGTCGTCGACCCACTGCTCACCCTTCAGCCACAGCTCGACCCATTCCTTGCGCGTCAGCACTCGCTCCGTGCGCTCGAGACCTTCCCAGCGGACGATGCGACACTCCTCGGTGAGCTCGAGGAAGAGTCGCCCCTGCTCCGTGCACTTCCCGTTCTGAGCAAACGGGTTGTCATTCGCCCACGAGCGCTGCTGTCGTGGTGCCAAGCGCCTCCGCGATGCGCATCAGGAGCGCGAGGTCCATCGCCTCGCCCTTCTCCTTGCGCGAGATGGTGGCCTGGCTCACGTTCACCCGGAAGGCGAGCTCCTCCTGGGTGATGCCGAGAGCGTAGCGCGCCTCGTAGATGCGTTTGCCGACCTCAGATGGGGAAATCGTCATCGTCGCTCCCGGGGAGCTGCTGCTGCCTGTTGTCGCGGCGGTCTCCTGAGCCAAGCAGGATGACTTTCGAAACGCGCACCTCGGTGACGAACTGTTTCTGCCCATCCTTGTCCCAAGAGCGCGTGCGCAGGCTGCCCTCACAGTGGACCCGTGTGCCCTTGCTCATGTACTGCGCCAGCTTCGGCATATGCTTCCCGAACATGAAGCACCGGTGCCACTCGGTGGCTTCCTTGCGCTGCTGGCTGTTCTGGTCGAACCAGCTCTCTGTCGTCGCCACCCGAAAGCTCAGCACTGGACCACCGTTCGTTTCGCGCAGCTCCGCGTCGGCGCCGAGCGTGCCTACCAAGAAAACCCTGTTGAGTCCGTCCATGCTATCTCCTGTGAATCTGCACACGTTCGCCGGGGTACGCCTCGAGCACCGCGGCAAGCCGCTCGAGCCGCTTCTTACTGTTCGCGTCCGGCTCCTTGATGAAGGCCAGGATGGCGTTGTCGGCCTTGCGCACCAGGAGCAGCTTCGAGCGGTCGACGTTGCGCGCCGCCCAGCAGCCGTCCTGCGTGTGCTGAAAGACGCCCTCCTGGCTGACCACGTAGGCCACTTCGTTGATGGGTTGGTCGTTCACAGCGCCACTCCGATGCAAAAGCCCCAGGCGAACGCGAGCGCTGCCCAGGTGACGATGTCTGCGGTTCGAATCATACGCAGGAAGTATATGCACGGCGCGTATGAAGTCAACCGGTGTTTCACGTGGAGCGCAGTTTCTTTTTCGCGCCGGCGACCGTGTGTCCTTCGACGCGGATGAGCCGCTGAATCTCGCGGAGCCGCTCGACCATGCGCGGGGTGTACAGGCGCTGCCCGCTCGGCAGGCGGGCGATGGTGAGCCCGAAGGCGTCCTCCCAGTAGCGGAGGATGGCGGGCGTCTCGCCGAGGAGCGTGGCGAGTGTGCGCATGCGGTAGTAGGTCTCGCTCATGCTGGCACCCAGTAGATACAGACCTGCTCACCGGCTGCGATGTGCTCGCGGGCTATCTCCTCGGCGTGTGCCAGCACCGGCGTTTCGAAGCAAAGCCAGCCGCATAGTACCTGGTACATTACACGGTCCTCTGGAAGCCGAAGTTCTTCGCCTGTTTGCTGAAGCCGACGGCGCGGCCTCCGTTGGGCTGCGAAGCACGGATGATGGCCAGGCGCTCTGCGGAGTCGGCGCAGTCCCACTCGTGGCAGCGAGCCTTGTAGGCTTCGAAGGGCATATGGCCGCCCATCTCGTAGACGGTCTTCACGAAGTAGGCGGTTTTGAGGGATTCTATGTCGGTCATCCTAGTGACACCATCCTGGAGAGGCGCTCACGAGCGCGGGTTACAGCCACCTGTGCCGGCCCCTCACCTCGCCCAAACGGGCACTTTGGAGGCTTCGGCAGCCCATGCAACTTCGCTACATCGCCAGCGAAATCGAGCATCGCTTTCGAGGGAAACTTGCTCTTCCTAAGCCAACCCAGCACCTGGTACAGCAGACCTTGGGTTGTAGGGTCGACGTTGGACGCTTTTGCCGACACGGAGAGCCACTGGCCAAACTGGCGAGCCTCTGCCAATATCCACCTGTCTTTATTCACTTTTCCTCCTGTTCGAAACGAATCCTGAGCACCAGGCCCTGTGGTGGACCAAGCGGGAAGCTGCGATATGGAGCTGGAAGCGACTTCTCCGGCGGAGTTCGAGGCAGCGGCGTACGGCGCACCAGCGGCGCAAGCTCCCGCCGCGTCCCCGGCATGGCGACAGCCACAGAGCGGGCCTTGTGGAGCCTCAGCTGCGCCACGTGACCGCTGATGGCCTGGACCGTGCGGCAGGACCCTCCGGTTCCGAACTCGAAGCTATTCGAGCGGACAACCGTAGCGACGCCAGCGCCGCCAAGCCGCGATACGTAGTGGTTCACGAACTCGCGCTCCATCGCGCAGGGCTGAGCCCCATCAAGTGACCTGCGAGCCACGTAACGGAGCCAGCCGGGCACCCGTTCTGCAGACACCAACCCAAGCGCGAAGTACTGCCGAATGAGCTCAGGCAGGTCGGCGTGGCCGAGGGCCCACTCGGCGCGTTCCCCAAAAAGACGCAACACCAGTTCATGTGGCGCCAATGTCGGCAGCCTCCGCACGTTCAGCGCGGCCTTCGCGCCGGTCAACCTCACTGCGGATGAGCCAGCGAATCATGCCGGCCAGCGTCCGACAGTCGTCGGCAGCCAAATGTTCGAGTTTTTTGCGGTCTTCCTCTTCTAGAGAGAGAGTCATCAACTTTGTCACAACAGAAACGTAGCATCTCTATATTGCCACGCAACAGAAAAGTACTGAACTCACCCCCACCTACCTAAATTGCACCAAGGCATCTTGACACTCGGAAATTCGTGACAAGCATAGGGCTTTAAAAGCCCGCGTGCCACGGAACGCAGTAGGAGAACCGTTAGGGCCTCCTACGGGCAAGCGAAGACCTGCAGCCTTCCTGTGTGGCGACCACGCCCCTTGAGCTGAACAGGTCGTTTCCGACGGGGCCTGCGGCGCTACAGGCTGATAGGGAAGAACGATGGTTCTTTCCGACATTCGCTACCAGTGCCGCTTGGGCCGCGCGCTGGCAACGCGCGTGGGGAACGACTTCCAGGGTTCCTAGGCGTGAGTTTTTCTGGCGAGAGAGAGCCGCCCCCTCTTCTTGCCGCCGCCTCCCCCCGGGCGTAGGGGGTACCCACGGTGTGTGGGTTCTCACCCACAGGTGAGAGCCCCTAGGGTAGGGCCTCGAGGCTAGAGACAGTAGGCACAGAAGGACGGACATGTTGGGGGGTAGAGCCTACGTGTGAAGTAGAGGCACAGGGTGAACGAAGTAGCAGCAGGTCACTCGATACCTGGGTGCTCACGTACCCACTCTAGCAACTGACCCAGCGGCCGGCCTTGTAGCAGCGCCGAGGCTATAGACAGGCATCGTGCCATCCGGATGAGTTGATGGTAGCGCCTCTAGGAAGCGTCGAGCTTACCAGCGACCAGCAGGTCGAGCCGCGCTAGGCAGGCTGCGAGAGGGCCTTCTGGCGGCACGAGGGCGTGCCTCCTACGGCCGGGAGGGTTGGGCTCCAACTACTGCACACGCTTTCAAGTGCCGTAAAACGTCACTCTGCCCGTTGGCCGGTGACAATTTTTGGCACCCAAAAAGCCCGCTAAAACGCCACTTCGATAGAATCCGCTCGTTGTTCAGTGCCGTAAAACGTCACCGCTATGCGGAGGCAGCGCTAAGTGCCCGTAATCAGGCTCATGCGTCTGGTGCATAAGTTGGCCCGCTTCCTGCTATAATCGATTGTACTGACGAAAGGACTGACCATGACCATCGAAGCCGACCTCGAAGCTCTGACCACCGAAGAGCTCAAGGGCTACCCGCTCCAAAGCTACGCAGCCCAGCTCGCCGACCTGCTCGACCCGCTCTTTGGCGAGTCGCTGAACACCGCTCAGCGGGCCGTGGACTCGTTCCCATCCTACACCGCGGGCGTCATGGCCATGGCGAACCACGCTGAGTACAACGGCGCTGAGGACATGGCGCGCGTGCTCCGCCGCTTCGGTCAGGCGCTCGCCCGCTACGAGGCCACGCTGCTCTAGGCCTAGGGGCTTCTGGCCCCGAATCGGGTCTACTTGGGCACTCCCGCGTCCCCGCCTAAGTAGCCCCGCTTCGAGTTCAGAATCTCCCTTGACACTATGCACCGCGTGCATATACTGTATCGTGAAAGGACTGACGATGCGAAACACCCTGACCGTTCGAGACGTGCCCAGCCCTAGCTACTGGACCGTCCGTATTCCCAAGCCTCGCCTGCCTCTCCTGAGCAAGGCGACCATCCGCTGGACCGCCGCTCTCGCTCTGAGCCTGGGCTTCAACGTGGGCTTCCTGAGCGAGGCATTCGCTGACCCGCTGCTGCCTACCCCGGCAGAGCAGGCCGCATGTGAGGCGTCTGCGGAGCTTCACTACGCAATCTCGGGCGGCCAGGACGCCGCTTGGGAGGATGCCATGCTGGCCTGTGAGCACGGCCTCCGCTACACGGACGTGACCTCGGCAGAGTACGGCGAGCTCCGCACGCTCATCCAGGCGCACAACCTTTGGGACCGCAACGGCAACCCGGTAGGTGCGCTGTGAGCTCCAAGCATGTGCGTTTGCCGACCGACCGTGCAAGGGCCAGCTCGGGCTGTGGTTATAGCGATGGCACCTATCGTTACTGGCGCGATGTCACTGTCGACGATGACGGCACTGTGCGAGCGCTGGACCCAATCAGCCAGCAGTTCTCGCGACATCACGACCTCACCAAGGATGAAGAGAACGAGGCTCGCCGCATGGTAGGTGCGTGGTGAGCGCAGCAGAGAAGCGGGTCGAGCACTTCGGCCATCGGCGCATCGCCAACTGGGCCGAGCTCAGCGAGGGCGAGCGTTACTGGGCTGGCTACATCGGCCGTCGTCTGGATGACCGCGGTTGGGTCAAGGAGTGGACCTATGGGTGGGCAACCATGATGCATGAGCGGACCGACTTAGACAACCATGAGCGGCTCGATGCGTGGCTCTCAGAGTGCATCCTGACGGCGCTCACCACGACCAACAAGCGAATTGCATTCAACGCGCTGCTCCAGGCCACCGAGTACCGTGCTCGACTCCAAGAGATGGGGGTTGTTCACTCGCTGCATGATGCCTACGCAACGGCCTCCGTGCGTGTCGCTACCATGCTGGAGCTGCAGTCGTGAGCGGTTACGTCCAGTGCCACTGTGCCTGCTGCTTCGAGCTGACCGTAGGTGTGGATGGCGACTACTGTTTCGACTGCGAGGAGGCAGGCTGCTCCGAAGACGGCACCGGTGAGTGCCGGTCGCCCTATGCCTACGGCCAGTGTCCTCACAACCACGTTGGGCAACTGCCCGACGACCAGGGCCGCTACTGCTTGGAGTGCGGCGAGCACGAGTGAAAGGACCAAACCATGAAACATAGCAAAGCAAGCCTCTACTTCGACACTCTGCACCGATTGCGCCCCGGCTTTTTCGCCGATGCACGCTACCTCAATCCACCTAGCGGAGACGACTGCACCCACATCCTCCGTCGCGCTGACGGCTCGCTTGGTTGGTGCGACAAGTACGGAGAGCAGCTCGCAGACAGACACGGCGAGATTAGCCGGTTCACAGATTCAGAGCTACGCGAACCCTGACCCCTGGCCTGAGGCGTCTAACCGATGCCTCATACCGGCGGCCACGGCCCCAAACGAAAGGACTCTACCGATGACGCCAAAGCAGATTCAGGCCCAGGTCAGTCGCGCATGGTTGGCGCTGGAAACGACCTGTTACAGCTCTATAGGCAGCGCCGACATTGACCGACTTCTCACGGAAGCCACCGAAGCCGAGCGCGGTCACCGTAGGTTCATGCGCCAGTCCGGGTACCGCGTGTCGGTAGACACGGCCGCGAAGCTCATGGCGCTACAGCAGGTTCTTTCCCAGCTCAACTCCAGGAAGATGCCCAACGTGCTCGCCTGCTACGGCGCTCGCAAAGACTGTGTCACAGCTTGGGGCATTGCCTGGGCACTGAAGCGATGCCGCAGGGAAGGCTACAGCATGCCGGACCTGAAGGGCGCGCTGAGCGCCATCGAGGGCATCGACTATGCAAAGGACGTTGCGCCCCATGAGCCGTAACCGCTGGGCTGTCCGCCGCAACGCTAACACTTGGCTACGTGTAGTAGCCTCGTTCAGGAAGGAGAGATGATGCCAGGTCCAATCGCAAGAAGGTTCTTCACCTACCATGAGCTGAGAGGCGCAACGTTCAAGGTGTCCGTCTTCCGCTCCTACGCATCTAACGGTTTCCTTGGTTCTGGGAAGCCATACTGCGCCGTGGCCTCGGATGGTATCCTGAAGCTATTCAGTGAGCCTGACGTCCAGCGGTTCGTGCTCGACGCAAAGCTCGGAGGAATGGTGGACACCTATGACCCGTACCTGTAGCCACGCGGCAATCATCCAGCGCAGAATCTCTTCGGCAAAAGGCGTCGTGTCTATCATGCTGGTCCGCTGCGCCTGCGGCCACACTTGGAAGGAGGTCACTTCTCGATAATCACTCCCCGTCGGCTGGCGTGCTGTTTCTAGTCCTTTCAGCCGCCCTCGCCTGGGTTCGATTCCCAGGGGCGGGACCGAGAGCGTGTCAGTGGAGACAGACTGCAACCGTGCTCCCAAGTGCAGCCACCTTGCAGGGTGGTCGGTAAGAGCCTGGGTTTCCCGGGAGTTCTGCGGCTCTCAGCTATGAACGGGCCTAGCGCCCAGAAAGAGAAAACGTGGAAACTGTAATCGTGAATGGTGAGACATATGTGAAGCAGGCCGCCGGGAATCGCGCAGTGGTGGTGGTTGACCGTGGCTGGATATTCGCGGGCGATGTGACCCGCTCGAACGGCCGCATCCTGCTGACAAGGGCGCTGCATGTGTTCAAGTGGGATAGCATCGGCTTTGCTGCCATGGTCGAGCAAGGCAAGGGGCCCAAGGTAGACTTGCGCCCGATTGCTGACGTCGACATACCAGAGGGCGCCGAGATATTCTGCGTGCCTGTTCCAGAGAACTGGGGTCTCTGATGTTCCGTCCGATCGGCTACGGCTACGGCGACGGCTACGGCAACGGCTACGGCTACGGCAACGGCTACGGCAACGGCTACGGCTACGGCTACGGCTACGGCTACGGCAACGGCTACGGCTACGGCAACGGCTACGGCGACGGCGACGGCTACGGCAACGGCTACGGCGACGGCTACGGCGACGGCTACGGCGACGGCTACGGCTACGGCAACGGCTACGGCTACGGCTACGGCGACGGCTACGGCGACGGCTACGGCGACGGCTACGGCACGATCTCGCCCCACAGAAACAGGCGCCCCTGAAACCTCAACTCCAACCAGGCCCAGCGTTCGCCTCAAGCTAGGCGTGCGCTGGCAGGACTCGCGCTCCGGCTCTTGGGAGCCCGTCACCATCGACTTCTCCGGCGGCTTCCACTTCGGTACCGTCGAGCTGGACGGTGCGCTCCACAACGTGTTCTCGTATCTCGCGCCTAACGTGCGCTACCAGAAGAATTCACCCATGCGCTACTACGCGCAGAAAGCCTGACCATGAGAAGAGAACTGGGGTCTCTGATGTTCCGTCCGATCGGCTACGGCTACGGCGACGGCTACGGCAACGGCTACGGCTACGGCAACGGCTACGGCAACGGCAACGGCGACGGCTACGGCAACGGCTACGGCTACGGCAACGGCAACGGCTACGGCGACGGCTACGGCTACGGCAACGGCTACGGCTACGGCAACGGCGACGGCTACGGCAACGGCTACGGCAACGGCTACGGCAACGGCTACGGCAACGGCTACGGCAACGGCAACGGCGACGGCGCGATCTCGCCCAATAGGAACAGGCGTGCAGCCTAAACTCCAACCCGGGCCAGCGTATCGCCTCAAGCTAGGTGTGCGCTGGCAGGACTCCCGCTCCCAAGATTGGGAGCCAGTCACCATCGACCCGCATCGCAGCGGACTCTACTGCGGCCAGGTAGACGTGGACGGCGAGCCCCACAACGTGCTTGCCTACCTCGCTCCGAACGTTCGCTACCAGAAAAACCAAGTCGTGCGGCACTACGCACAGAAAGCTATGATTGGCAACCGCCCCTCCTCCCTGCCTATTGCGCGCTACTGCGGCCTCGCCCCGCGCCTCGGTGCTGAGCATGGCGCCGGCGAGTCCGCGCGCCTCTCGCACGCATTCCACGGCCTCTGCGCTGGTACGCTCGCCCCTGGAGAATGGGAGTCGCTCACGGATGACGAGCAGGAATTGGTGAAGTCATGGCACAAGCCCGCCGACACACAGCCGGCGAAGGGCCCACTGCTCCGCTACGACGATGCGGAGAAGGAAGTGCCGCTGGCGGTTTATGAGAGCTGGGCGCCAGTGAACCCAGCTACCGTCATGCCGACGCTGGTTTTCATCGAAGGCACGGCAGACTTTCTTTGGCTCGTAAACGCGAAGGACGGCACGAAGGTCGTGTTCCTCGCAGACATCAAGCGCACGCGCTTCACGGCTCTCGACGGCCCCGAGTCGCTTCAGTTGCTCTGCTACTGCTGGATGGCGTGCGCCGTATTCAATGCCGATGCCTACTGCCCCGGACTCTGGATTGCAGAGGAGGGCGAATGGCGCTGGGCTGACCGCATCTACCGTGTGGACTCGCCTGAGGGCTTGCGCCACCTGGAGCAGGTCGAAGCTGCTGCGCGGAACCGCGGGGAGGCCGTCACAGGCTCGCACTGCCAGGGCTGCTACCAGCGCCTGAACTGCCCAGAACACATGGCGCCTGTCACCGAGGGCGAGCTCGCCCCAGCGCTCAACGGTCAGCTTACTGACGAGACTGCACTAGCTGCCCTGCTGGCGGCTCAGCGCATGAAGCAACAGGCCGAGCAGGCTATCGAAAACATCAAAGCGGCCGTACTGCACGGCAAGGTTCGCGTCGAAGACCCGGAAGCGGGGAAGCGCTGGCGGGCCACGGTGCGCAACGGACGCAAGTCCTTCAACCAAAAGCTCGCCAGGGCGGAACTGGGCGAGGAAACCATCGACCGTTTCATGACGAACGGCGGGGAGTATACTGAGTTCCGATGGGTGAATTCATGACCAACGAGCAGTTTCGCCAGAAGGCAAAAGCCTGGCACCATCGGATGCGCATGTGCCGCCTGTTGACCATCTACGTCAACCACGCACTGAAGGAAGAGCTCGCAGCTTTCGGACTGGAGTGCATCATCAAGCCATGACTCAAGAACAACGTGTCGAACACCTCTGCGGCAAGCTCGTGGAGCAGCTCGCCGAAGGGCAAACCGAGTCGCTCTTCGACAGCCTCGTAGCGCTCGCTCGCCTCACTGTGAACGACCTCGGGGCCTCGCCTATCTGCCGCGCCAAGGCGCTGGAGTGCATCCAGCTCCACGACGCAATCAATGAACGACTAGACCAGCTCATCGACGAGCTGGAGGAAGCGGAAGCACTGTGACCGAACCCTATCCCCCATTCCCGGAATCCGACCTCGAACGACTCGAGGGCATCATCGACAAGGCCGCTGCCCTGCGCGCGCCGCCAACCGTCTCGGACGTGCGTGTGCATGGCACGCAGGAGGCCATCGACAAGTTCATGACCGAGATGGCCCTGGCGCGCCTCGAGTTCGGCGTCATCGCGAAGTCGCGCACGGCCAAGGTGGTGACTCGGGACCGTGGCACCTACGAGTACAGCTGGGCGCCACTGCTCAACGTGCTCGAGGCGGTGGTCAAGCCGCTGGCTCAGCACGGCGTCACCATCTGGCAGCCTTGGAGCGGGCCGGACGACCAGGGGCGCTACCGCATCACGACCTGGGTGCGCGGCCACGGTGCGTGCGTTGAGGCGGTCGCCGAGTTCCACGGCGCTGGCAACGACCAGGACCGCGGCAAGCAGATTACCTACGTCCGCCGCTACAGCCTCAACGCAATTCTGAGCGTGGACGCTGACCCGGACGTGGATGACGACGGGGTTGACGAGCGTGAGCCCAAGGCGCCGCCCCAGAATCAGCCCCAGAAGCGCCCGCCGGCGCTGGAGGGCGGACGGGTCGAGAAGCCTTCCCAAGGGCAGCAGAGGCCCGCTGCGCGCCAGGAGCGACCCCGTTCGGAGCCACCTCCCAAGCCTGCTCAGCGCCCCGCTGGCAGCTTTGCCGAGCGCCTGGCCCAGAACCGCGGCAAGCCTACCGACGCGCAGCAGCGCGAGCTCGACGCAGCCGAGTACCAAGCCTCCAAGGCTGCCCGTGGCGAATCCAACCCCTTCGAGCGCGGCGATGCCTGGGAGCCACCAGACTCGATGGACGACGCTCCCCGGGACACTACCCCGGCGCCGCCGCCGAAGCCTACCCCCGCCCACGAGGAGAGCGAGCTACCGAAGGACCGCATCGACGAGCTCCACCGACTCGCGAAGCTGCTCGACCTGAAGGGGCCGAAGTTCGTCAGCTGGATGGAGAAGCGCATCAACAAGAGCGACCCCAAGAGCGTGGACGCGCGTGACCTGGAGTTCCTCATCGAGGCAGCCAACGAAGAACTTTCCGCGAGGGCCGCTTCGTGAGCAACAAGGATGACGACGGATTCTTTCGCGCACGGTTCAATTCGTCGACCTGTTTCGTGGTCTGGTGCCTATCGTGGGTTGCGATCGTGGTAGCGATACTGCAGTCCTGCACCGGAGAACTCTGGTGACCGGCGACGCCCCCCTCGGCTCGCTGCTTGCGGAGCGGGTTCGCCTACTCCAGATGCGCTTCGCTTCGGAGATTGAGGGTCTATCGCCTGAGGAGCTACGCGCTTCAGGGCGGGCCCTCGACTGGCCCAAGCAGCAGGCGCTGAAGGTGGTAGCCGAGGAGCGGGGCGTCACGGTGCGCCACGTGCGCCAGGAGATTCGCAAGTGGTCACAGAAGGAAGAGCGCATGGCTGGGCTCGCGGCAAGGCGAGCAGCGGCGCTCCGGGGCTACTTCGAGACGTACGGCAGGGCGGTCGAGGAGAGCTGGGTGCAGCACATCATTGAGCTCAGCGACCAGATGCACGAAGCGTGGTGGTACGCCACGAAGGTGGAGCGCATGCTTCACAAGTTGAAGAAGGACGACTTCTACCCGAGCGATGTGCTGAAGCTAGCGCTTCAACGCATCAAGGACTTGGTGGCTGTACTCCAGGACGTGACACCGTGCGGCCTCTGCCCCTATTGCAAGTGCGTACCGGAGGTCATGGCAGAGTGCGCGCCGTGCTTCACCAAGGGCGTCCTGCTCGAGGGCCAGATGGCGAGCGTGCCAGCGAAGTACCTGTCAACGAGGCTGCCGGTGGTGCTGTCCCGCGGGGCTGACCACCCGCTGTGTGAGTTCAAAGAAGCGATGCTGCAAGAGGAGATGTGGGGGTGACTAGAACAAGAGGTTTAGCGTGCAGGCTCGGAGACTTGCCGAGTGGTAGTGAGTTTGAGTTCTGTGAGCCGCTCTTCTGGCGGGCTTGGGGCACGCTGAGGGCTCTCGGTAGAGAGTTCTCAGATTGGTACGGTAGTTCGAGACAAACAACTTTCGGGGCATTCGACGCCAACGAGCTCGTTTTCCCACTGGAGAAACAATGACTGACCAAGAAAGAGCGAGGCTGCTCGAGAGCATCCTGCGAGTGCTGCAAAACCCGAGGTTCCTGCAGTGGTCAGGCCTAGCGAATCGGCATGGCTTCATCATGTATGATGAAGTGACTCAGTTCACGAAGGAGGACTTCGATAGACTGCTCGAGAGAACTCGGGGGCTCCCAGGAAACCATTCGTTCGACGGTATGCCGCTACTCCCTGGCCATCCTCTTGCTGGCGAAGGCCCTTGGTACAACGGAGTGGTCATCGACACGACCGGCACCTCTGGATGACCCTTCTCCTTCCGCTCCAAGCCGCTCAGAAGATTCCTCGCTACTACCAAGTAGAGGCCATCGAGGCCATCGAGGAATCCCTGGCGCGCGTCGACTCCACGCTGCTCGTGATGGCGACCGGAACGGGCAAGAGTCTCGTGGCGGCGGAGATTGCTCGCATCCACCGGTCTCGTGGCGAGAACATACTGATACTGGCTCACACGAGAGAGCTGGTTGAGCAGAACGCAAAGACGTTGGAGTCGGTGCTCGGTGAGCAGTGCTACATCGAACAGGGCGACCTGAAGGCTCCGCACTATGCCGGTGTGGTGAGCGCGTCGTTCCAGAGCATCACGCAGGATCGTCGTCTAAACAGGTTCGGGCGCGACAAGTTCCAACTCTTGATAGGGGACGAAATCCACCGAATTCTTGCCCCGACCTTCAGGAAGGTGTTCGACTTCTTCCCCTGCAAGAAGATGGGGATGACGGCGACGCCTGACCGCGGCGACGAGAAGGCGCTGGGGCAGGTATTCGATGAAGTCGCCTACGTCATGGACATCGTGGACGGCATCGACGCGGGCTACCTCGTGCCGGTCGACGCCCGCAACGTGAACATCCAGGAGGTTGACATCAGCCACGTGTCGCTCTCGCAGGGCGACCTGGCCCAGGGGGAGCTCGACCTCGCCATCCTGCAGGGCATCGAAGGCATCGTGCAGAAGGTCCTCGAGCTCGAACCAGACTCCTGCGGCGTGCTCTTCTTCCCGGGCATCATCTCGGCGGAGGCCGCCTGCGACCGCTTCAACGCCATCAAGCCGGGCAGTGCCTGCTTCGTCCACGGCGGCACCGACCCGGACGAGCGGCGCACGATGATGAGCGAGTTCAAGGCGGGGAGGTACCAGTACCTGTGCCAGGTCGGCATCGCCGTTGAGGGCTTCGACGCGCCACGGGTCGAGTTCATCGGCTGGGCGCGCCCTACCAAGTCCCGCTGGATGTTTGCCCAGGGCGTAGGGCGCGGGCTCCGCGTGCTGCCGGGAATCGTTGACCACCTCCCCCGCCAGGCTGACGCGGCTCAGCGGCGCATGCTCATCAGGATGAGCGCCAAACCTAACTGCCGCCTGCTCAACTTCGTAGGCAACGCTGGGCGCCACAGCCTGGTGACGCCGGAGGACCTGCTCGGCGGCGACTACACCGAGGCCGAGCTGAAGGAGGCCAAGAAGGCAGCGGTGGCCGCTGGAGAAGGTGGAGAGTACGACCCGCTCGAGGCGCTTCGCGAGTCCAGAGCGAGGCTGCAAGCGCTGGTGCGCGAGTCGACCTCCACGGTGAAGGCGACGGTCACGAGCTTCGACCCGTTCAAGGTGCTTGATGTCGACCTCGGCGAAGACCGCGTGGGCGCACGCTATGGGGTGAAGCCCCCAACAGAGAAACAGGTGGTGTTGCTCCGCGCTCGAGGCGTCGACGAGCAGACTCTGGGTAAGCTCGACCGCCGCTCAGCGAGCAAGCTACTTGACTCGATGCGGCAGCGCCAGGAGCAGGGGCTTGCGTCGCTGAAGCAGATGCGCCTCTTGGGGCAGTATGGTATCTTCGATAACAGTGTGACATTCGATGGCGCTAGCAAGGCCATCACCTACATCAAAGCAAAGGGCTGGGGCAGAAAGGGCATCGACCCAAGCATGCTGAACCAGCTCCTAGGGAGAGCAGAATGATTGACCCAGTGAAGCAGCCGATCGCGGCGTTGGTGGAGCGGTGGCGCAACATCGACAATGCCGTCTGGAAAGAGGCGTCGAGCCAGCTCGAAGCCGCGATCGTCGCCCAAGTCGACCTGTACGCTCCCGTTCGAATGACGGAACGCAAGCCGCCAGAACCCGGGCAATATCTCGTGTACGTACCCAGCTACGAATACGCCAGCGGCTGGACATGGACAGTCGACGACTGGGACGGTGAGCGCTTCCGTTGGGCAGTCGATGAGGACGTTGCCTATTGGGTAGTAGCGCCGCCGGACCCGAGCATCGCCAACCTGCAGGGCAAGGAAGGACCGGAGCCGAGATGAGCAAGAGAGTAACCGCTACAGCCCGCGTGCAAGTCACTCTGGAGTTTCACCTGACGCAGCCGTGGGGACACGATTGCACGACGGGGCAGGTTTTCGAGCAGGCAGCCAGGCAGGCCGTAGAGGACCTTCAGCGCCTCATGAGCCATCGGTGCAACCATGCCCCGTCGTTGCCTCAAGCGACTCTCATCGGGCAGCCGAAGGCGCTCTGTGTGTTGGCTCAGGAAGGACCGGAGCCCAATGGCTGAGCATCCGGTGGACGTTGTCACAGACGACATTATCGCATGGGTTTACAGTGATACTAGGGTGGATTTGATGCCGCTCCGGTGGAAGCTGCGCCGGGCGGTAGCCGACGACATGGCCGAGAACGAACACCGGATGACACACGGTCCAGACCTGGATTCCGACGTCTATGTGTTCGTTTGTAGTGATTTAGACGATGAGCGTCGCAAACAGCTCGTAGCGCTCTACCCGCGCACAGATGCGTTTCTGAATGGGGAGCTGGGCTGATGGCTGACCGACACAACCGCAAGGGCAACTGTTGGACGCAGAGTGTCGTGTTCGGCTGCAAAGAGTGCGGCGACGCGATGTGCGACGTCTGCCACAAGCATGACGAGCCGCGGGGCGATTGCTTGAGCTGCCCCGGGTGCCCGGTGTGCGACAAGGAGCGGGAGGACAACGGAGATGGCTGACAACCCCTACAAGGATTCGCCGCTCGTGTTCCGGCTGCCGGACGGGACCATGCAACCGCCGACGCCGGAGCTGGTAGCTGAGTTCAAGCACCAGTGTCTTGCGGCCGCCGGTGCAGAGCGGCCGCTTGACCCTGGCATTCACGTTACCTGGGACGTTTTCAATAGGCTCGTGGCCGACTCCGCCCGCCTCGCCGAGCTCGAAACGGCGCTGTCGAAATTGCTGGAGTTGATCGACATCCTACCGGCTGGCCCGGATCACTTCAGCTTCAGGTGGACGGAAGCTGTGGAGAACGGCAAGCGCTTGTTCAGAAAGGCGGGAGCGTGAGCGACTGGCGAGGCAACTACCCGGGCCCTCGACCTCCGTACCCAGAGACGGCGGAAGAGATACTCGCTGGCATGGAACAGACAGCACGCGCCAGAAACGTCAACCTCACCCGAGGCGAACTGGACGACTTGAAGGCCCGCCTCGCCGAGCTCGAGCAGGAGAACGCCAGGTTGAGGCGAGAGTGCCAGAGCGACCGCGTCGACCTGTGCAAGGAATTCGGCATCATTCGGCACAACGCGCTCGTCCCGGAGGTGCGCAAAGCCATCCAGCGCGAACGCGACAAGCGCGCACGCCTGACTGCGGGTAACTGCACCTGCTCGAGATGCGCGTACGCCCGCGACCTACTGGGCCAATGCGCCGGGAATAGCACTGCCGCTCCAGCCCCAGAGCACGACCCGCCGTCCACGCTCGACCAGTTGCGCATCGACAACGCCCGCCTCGCCGCCGAACGCGACGCCGCCAGCAATCAGGTAGAGCGGCTTCGGGAGGGGCTGGGGTTCTACGCGGACTGGTCGAACTGGGAACGCAACAAGCCCAAGTGGACCGCCGAGAATGACCGAGGCCAGCGCGCCCGGGCCCTTCTGGACGAACTCGGAAAGGGGCGGACGTGAGCGACCCGAAATACCCGAGCGGTGACGGTTGGGCTGTCAGGGATGACTACGGGCTTTCGTTCGTGTGGCGCAAGGTACGGCTACCCATCCTCTGCGGCACGCGACGCTTGATGGTCGAGCAGCTCCGTGACCTAGCCCGGTGCGCCACAGAGGCGGCTGAGGCGCTCGAACCAACCTCCCCGCTACCGGCGCGGGCGCGGTCTACGGATGAGCCGGGAGATGAGACGTGATGGTCTACCGAAAGAATGAAGCGAGGCAGAAGTCGCAGCTCAAGTCGCGGGCCAAGAACCATGCCGCGAACCTGATTCTGGAGCGGCTCGACGCGCGCATGGGCCTCAGCGGTGACCTGAGCCCACTCGATGACTATCACGGAAACATGGCGCTGATTGTCAGCGTCTTAGACGAGGTGTTCGAATGACCGACCTAGCCAAGAGCCTTCCAACCTATCAGCAAATCGAGTCGTGGCTCGGTGGCCCCGAGAGCGGCTGGACGATGCTGGACGGCGGGGAACTGCCGTGGGGTTGGTGGTACCCGACCAATGCCTATCACTGTCGCCTCCTCCACACCGACGGAACCCGAGCAACGTTGCGGGCGCCGGAGGAGCCGATGCCAACCACAGTGTGGTGCGACTGGTTCCGCTACATTCGTGGCAGGTCAGCCTTCACGAGTCGTTACCTGGAGCACGTCACCTGGCAGCACCCGCAGCCCGCGACCGACCTGGGGGAGTGCGCGGCTTGTGGGGCTTGCGGGGCGTCTCCGGTGTGCACCTTCTACGGGTGGTGCGACCTCTGTGGCCCTTGCTCCAAGACCCCGTTATTGGGCAAGCCACGCGCTCGCCGGTCCGAAGTCGTCGAGCTGGGGACGCTCGCGGTGGGGGAGTGGTTCGAGTTTGCAGACTTTACCGATGTTGTGCCCCAGGCGCGCTGCCGGCATCAAGTCACAAGCTCGCCCTACTGCACAACGCTGGACGAGCACAATGTGACTTGGACCTTGGACAGGCGCCGCAAAGTCCGCCGCGTCCCGCCACCACAGACTCAGGCGGCAGAAGTGCTCGATCGCTTCAAAGCGTACAGGAAAGCCGAAGCGACGGCATTCCTGGCCGAGCACACCTGCTCCACCAAGTCCTGCCACAACCCAGCCACCGTAGACGGCCTCTGTGGCGCCTGTCGCTGGCCTGGCGTCGCTGCCGAGCTCTGGCCCGGACACGAGGCGCTCCTAGCCCAGCAGGTCGCTAGCGGCGGGCAGAGCGGGGAGGCGGCAAGGGCGATGCTGGTGAGGCGGGAGAGCGAGCGGGATGCCGCAATGAACCGCTCGGTCGAGAAGGCCTGTCGCCGCGTCGAGGACGAACGCCTTCGCAAAGGGGAGCGAGAGATGTTCTGCGACGCGATGAGGCTCACGCCCGGTCCGCGCATGTGGCGTCACGAGCTACCGAGCGACCAGCGGCTCGACAGGAAGCGGAGCGGCAGGTGAACGAGGTCGAGCTGTTCGCTCTCGAGTCTGCCACACGCGAAGAGCTGATCGAGGAGGTTAGATTCTGGGACCGAAAGGCTGGCGAGGAGCACGCGAAGGTCCTGGCGTTCGAGGAGGCCCTGAGGTGGCGACCAGTCTCGGACCCGCCGACGCCGCGCAAGAAGGTGCAAGCGTGGGTCACAGGCATGGGCGACGCTCTAACTGGTCGCACCTGGACAACCAGTGAATTCGAGCCTCTAGCCGTCGAATGTTGGATGGCCGAGGATGGCAGCTGGTTCGATACCGAAGAGTCTTGCGCGCGGCTGGTCACCCACTGGCGACCGTTGCCGAAGGGGCCAACCTAGTCCAGCCCTGAGCACACCTCGTCAATCAACCCCTTGATGGACGTATCTTCGTCGCACTCGTCTGCGTCGAGGAGTAGGGACCCGTCGGTTTGTCCGGAGGCGGGCTCTGGCTGCGCTGGTACTCCCGGGCTTGCAGGCGCGCCTCGAGAAGCTTCGTGGCCAGGTGACCGCGCTGGTCCTCGAGGTACGTCGCTCGCGCCTCGGCCCGGTCTGCTCTCGCTGCCTCCTTGGCTTGCCCCTCCTCCAGGTTCTTGATGAGCTGAGCTGTCCTTTCGCGCGCCTCGACCTCCGAGTTCTTTAGGCGCACTTGCCAGCCACGCGCCAGCACCGTAACCACGCCCCCCAAAGCCAAGATAATGGCTGATGGGGTGAAACCATCTGCTGAGGCCGAGGCCGCTTGCATGAGCCACACGCGCTACTCCCTTCGTCCCGGATTGGTTGGGTCGTCGTCCGACGACTGAGCAGGGGGCAGCATCGTAGTCTGCTCCAGCTTCGCCACGCGGTCTTCTAGCGTCGCAACACGCGCCTCCAGCGCCAGTGTCGAAGCATCCTTCTTGCGCCGATACCCAGTGAATTCCTGATACACCATCAACATCAGGTTGTAGTGGGACTCTGCCCACGGCGGCGTGTCGGGATGCATCGCAGGTAGTGTGTCATGCTGGTCCGTGTCGGTCATCTGACAATCCTTGTGTGGAGCTGGCGGGTTTCGCCACATTTACGCTTCAAGCGCTCCCCAAGTCAAAGGCCCGACTACACCGTCGACAACGAGCGAGTAGGCGCTCTGGAAGTCGCGTACGGCCTGCTCTGTGGCAGGCCCGAACCTGCCGTCAACGATGAGCGCAAGGCCTGGCTTGGAAGAGTTCAGCGCCTGCTGCAAGGTCTTGACGTGCGCACGCTCGTTCAGTGGCCCGCCTGACCCTCTCCGCAGCGTGGGATGGCTCGTGATGTCCCCTCCTGGCTCGGTTGACGGCATGGCGCCAATCGACGGCAGTGGCTTTCCAAGGGCGCCGCAGATGGCCCGCAAGGCGCCTAGCATGGCCTTGTGGTGGTTCGCGATGCGCTTCTCGACGGTGGCGCCCCAGCCCTCGTAGTAGCGCGTGGCGTGCATGGCTGCGCTTACCCCGTAGACGTCGCCTCTGGAGGCAGCTGCGAGCACCTTGGAGCGCCCGTTGACCACGTAGACGGTCCGAGCCAGCGCCTTCGCCCCCTCGGGCAGGGAGGCGTATCGACGGAAGTAGACGTAGTACTTCTTGCTAGTACCGTCCGGCTGTGGGGTTGTGTCCTGGTACAGGAAACCGAGACCGTCCGGCGACACCTCGGGGTAGGGAGGCCCGACGAGCCCGAGCGCCTTGGGCGTCTTGTACTGAATCGCGCCCAGGTTGTTCGACGCCTTCCCCGCGGCGGACTTCCACCAGCGCCCGAAGCCGGTCTCGTATCGGGCCACAGCGTGCAGCACGAGCGCTTCTGAGTCGGTGGCAGCTCGGCCTAGGGCAGCGACGAAGCCGCTCTGGATTGCCTCGTGGTCTTGCTGAGTGGTCATGTCTCCATGCTCCCCGATATGTAGACCTGAATTCCGGTTTCCGTCGGGAACCAGTAGGTATTGCCCTCGCCACCGCGACGGATCAGCCCAAGCCGCGCTAGCTCGTAAGCGCCGGAGTGCGATATCGTGTCACCGGGCCACAGCGGCTGGTTCTGGACAACGTTCTCCAGCTCCTCGAGCAGACTTCGGTGGTTCACTGCTCCAGCTCCGAGCACCCCGCGTAGGCCGCCGCAATCTCTTGCAGGTCAGCGCCAGCCTGACAGAGCTGCTGGATTCGCGCGAGCTCCGGCTGGTCCGGTGCCCAGGCATCGACGAAGCGGCAAATCACATCGCGCTTGTCGGAGGCGTCTTGGACTTGGGTGAGTTGCTGCGGTGAGCAGGCCACTGCGGCACCGATGACCAGCGCGAACAACGCCAAGCCAACCTGCACAACCGGAAACGTTCGTTCTTCCCATTCAGGCATCACTTCTCTCCTGGTGGTTTGCGCCAAGCGGCGCACTTGCTGATTCGCTTGATGGCGTACGGGTCTAGGCACGCGGTGATCGACCGAGTGAGCGTATCCGCGAGCATCGACAGTTCAGGCACCGCGATGTGCACGTGCCGCTCGTCGACGTAGCGGTACCCGCCGCGCCAGTAACACTTCGCCGGGCAGCCTTCGGGGCGCGGCTTGTTTGGGTCGCAGCCGAATCGCTCGGGCACTTCAACGTCGAGCACCTGGCGCTTTGGGTTCGTGCAACTCGGGTGCCAGCTGCCAATCTTGACGACCAGCTCAGAGCGATGCGGGTAACGGAACGGCTCACGCTTCCCGTCTTCGGCGAAGCATTGGCCTTGGCGCGACTCGTCACGCGTCAGCGTGCCCGGTACTGCCTCGCGCAGGCACTCTGTCACACTGTCGACGACCCAGTCAATCTCGTCTCCGTTGGCTTCACCATCGACGGCAATGCCGGTCAGCGTGCGCCAGGTCTTGCCAATGCGCTCGGGAAAGTCGCCAGGGTAGGCGCTCTCGGGCCACTCTTCGCGGGTGGTGGCGCAGCTGGTGAGTAGGAGCAGCACGAGCAACATGCGTCTCATCGGTTTCCTCCACCGCTGATAACGGCGCCGCCATCGCCTCGCGGGTTCTCGCCTTCGGGTTCGACTTGCTCGGTTGCTATCCGCAGCGGCGGCCGGTCGTACCCTTTGGCCGTGGTCCAAGCATCGTATGTCGCTTTCTCAAGCCTCAGGTGCTGCGGGTGTCGCTCGTCGACCTTCGCGAGTTCGGCCTCGGGTGTGCTCCCGAGTATCCGGCACACGTTGCGCAACTCCGCATCTTTGAGCTCTTCGTATTGCTTGAGCGTCGCGCACGTTCCGCCGCGCTCTCCGGATTCGTCTTCCCAGTAAACTTGGTAGGTCATACTCTCTCCGTGCTAACGGTGAACCCGACCCACGCCGCAGAAACGATCGTGAAACCGCCCGGGTCCTCTGAGGCTGCAGTAAGCTCGCGCCAGAGCAGCGCTAAGCTAACCGCTGTCGAGCCGTCCAGGCGCGCCGGCATCACCCCATAGCCATCGTAATTCGCGGGTGCTCCCTGGATTGGCCCCCCGCCGTCGACGACGATGAAAGCGTACCAACGCCGCGCAATTGACCCTCCGCTTGGTGTGTGGCTCGGGGGGTCGGCGCTCGTTGACGATCCGGTAGAGGGCGTTGCGCCTTCAGCGGCGGCGGCATTGCGCTCCGCGACAGTCAGGCAGCTAAGCGACTCCGCAGCTGACAGGATGATCTCCACCGGGTCTGTGGCAGCTGAAGCATCAGCTGCCAGGACACGCTCGTAGGTGCCCCCTGAGACCGTGGTCGTGCTGACTGTTACTGTAGACACCAGCGTCCAACCGGTAAAGGACGTGACCGTAGCAGAACCATCCCACCCAAGGAACGCTTGCACACGGTCGCCTGCTTTGGCATCTGGGGGGAGTGTTATACTATGGTTAGTATCATCGCCTGCACTACGATACTCACCGAGTGAGCGCTGCTCAGGGAGAGACCCGTTGCTGGCTTCTTTCCAGAAACTTCTCACGCGACCTGCGCCACCGGCGTTTGCGGCGCCCGCTGTGCATCTTCCGCCAGCGCCCGGCACATGCGTGCGATTCGCCGATGCCCCTGGGGCGCCCGTGAGCGCACCTGCGGTTATCCCGCTCCCAGAGCCGCCAGAGCCCGCTGATGCACCACCAGGTTGCGCGCCGCCACCGGTTCCGCCCGCACCTCCGTCGTACGCTACATCTCCCGTAGACGCCGACGCTCGGCCGCCGTCGGATCGCACACCAGAGAGGCCTCCGCCTTCGGCCACGCAAGTTGTGCTGTTAAATGTCGAGTTCACGCCATTATTATTAGCCGCGCCGCCTGCCGGACCGACACGCGCGTAACCGACTCCGCCGGTGTGGCTAAATGCCTTGCGCGCCTCCGCGCCTCCGCCACCTCCGCGGTCGTTAAGCGTGCCTCCTGCGCCGGACCCGCGGCACTCATGCGTGCTCGTGCCCGTTCGCGCGGGCGTCCAGGTGTCAGACGTTCCCGTAATTCGGGACACCTTCAGCGTCAGTACAGCTGGAGACGTATGCGTGATGGCCTGGTTCGAAAAGTTCGCGGCATTGGTCACGCCGGTACTCTCGCGGATTGGCGCAGCGCCCGCGGTGTAGCTGGCGGTCGCGGTCGTCTCATCCTCGCCGATGGGGGTGCTCAGCGGCCAATCGCAGTTGACGCCGCTGACGGTGGATGTCCCGCCGACGACGGCGACTGTGTTTGCGAGCACGATGGCTCCCGCTGCCGGAGCAGAGGCAGCGTCAAGGTTCACGTCGTACGTGGCGCGCAGCACTGTGCCGCTGGTGATGACAGATAGCAATTGCAGCACCGGCGCCGCCGGCGGAGCTGGTCCACCGCCGCCGGACGCAGCTCGTCCGTACGGTCCGCGGCCGCGGTTGCGAGGTGAATGGCGTCGGAGTCGCATCAGCTCGTCTGGCTCGGCAACCTCGAAGATACGTACGCTCGGAGTGTCGCCGTCTCGCCTGAGGCGCACTTGAGTTCCCAGTACTTTTCGCCGTTGTAGGCGAAGCTCTGGGGGATTCCCGCCGTGAGTAGGTAGCAGCGCGCCGCGTTGCCCGCGGTCGTGTTGGTGTCGTCGATGGCGCTCGGGTCCGTGGTACCGGTCGCGATGTAGATGTCGTTCCCGTCAGCCACCATGGTGACGTATCTTCCTACCTGCAGATATGTCCCGAGCTGGTTCGTGGCACTCATGTCGGTGGCACCGCTCGTCGAAGTCACTGCCACCGCCGCGATGCGGCCTGCCACCGGCATGGTGACATGCTCTGCCTGTACAATGATGCTGTCGTCCGGCATTACTCCAACTCCTGTTCTGGTTGCTTCTGCAGCTCTGGCTTCGGCATGCTCTGCCCGATTCCTCTTCCTACCGATTCTGCTAGCCCGGTGCCAGCGCGGCTAATGGAATTCACCAACCCAGTGAAGATGCCCTCCTCCTCGGGGGAGAGCCCCATGCCGCCGTAGACGAGCTCGTCGAGCGGCAGGTCGCCTACGACCGCGCTACGGTACCCAGGCTCCAGGAGCTGCTGCTTGCGCTGCTCGCTGGGCATACCCTGAGCCCAAGCGCTGCCGCCACCGCCAGCCATGCCCAGGAGGCGCGGTGCGCCCGGCATCGGAGAGTCGTGCTTCATGAAGGGCACCAGGCGCCGGAGCAGGGTCCGAAGCTCTTGGCTGGGCTGGGGCGCCTGCCCGAGCGGCTTCGCGCCGAGCTTGTTCAGCATCGACACCCCTCGCGTGACCAGCTGAGGGCCGCTTCCACTGAGCCAGCCCCGGATGCCGCCTGGGCCTCCTGCGATGCCCTCTCGCCCAGCCTTGAGTCGGTTGGCAGCCATGATGCCGGCCCACATCTTGAGCTCGCTCTCGACGCCTGCAGCGCGCGCCACGGCCAAAGCCGCATCGTCGCCGCGGGACGTGCCTTCCTGCTGACGGTAGGATTGGGCCAGGCGGTCGACCTTCTTCGCCTGCTCTTCGGTCATGTCTACCCCGAGACCTTCACGAACAGCACTTCGAGGCAACACTTTGGGGGCGCGCGTCTTCAGGTCGAACATCTCGACCTCAATGGTCCTGCCGTCACCCATCTCTACCGGCACCCGCTCTCTGCCAACAATCTGCATGCGCGACCCGCGAGGAATCAGCACAGTGTTCTGGAGCTTCCTCAGATTGTCCCCCGAGAACGAGTAGCCCTTATCTGCGTTTTTGATGCGAAAGAGGACCGGCACCCCATCTTTTTCCTTGCCCGCTACAGCGAGAGAAAGCTGCTGATTGTAGGTGGCCGGTACGTGCCCGGTGGAGTTCGTGATGAAGCCATCTCTGTCCGCAGCAGCAATCTCTTCTGGGGACATCCTGAACCCACGATAGAGCGTACCGTAGTCCGTGGGGTGGCTGATGGCTAGTTTCTCAATGACAGTGTCAATGCCTCCGCTCGACTGAGCGTAACCCTTCACAAGATGCTCGCGCGTGTATGACCGGAGTGCGCTACGCTCCTGCTCTGTCATTGAAGCCAGCTTCTGGTTCGTTAGCTCCGTGAGCTCGTGCATCTTCTGTGGTACGTCAGCAAGCTCTTCTTTCCACTCTCCGGGAGCACGAGATGCGTACTTCTGGACTTGCTCGATAGATGAGCTGATGCCAGGCGCCGGGCCTGAAAGCCCAGCAGCATCAAGTAACCGAGTCTTGCCGCGCTTCGCCTCGGAGAGGCGTCCCATGAGCGCCGAGAACCCCTCAACGGTTTCCCCGTCCGGCGTGGTCATCCGGAGGTTTCCCGTCCACTTGTTCCCGACGAACTGGTCGCGGTCCTTGCGCACCGCAGCGCTGAAGAGTCGGTAGGCCTTTTCCTTCGGCCCAGTGAGCTCTTTGCCGCTAAACCCCGCCAGGTCGTCGAGCTTGTCAATTACGGTAGACAGCTCACGGGCATCGAGTTGCTTTGGGCGAGCCATCACAATCAGTCCGCTCTCGGTTTCCTCAGGTAGAGCGCGCCACCCAGCGTTCTTGAGCGACCCCACTGCGTCTGGAGCAACTGTCTTGGTTTCGAAAAGGTCGTTTCGTACTCTTCGGAATTTCTCCTGGTTCAGCATGAACGGCAGGTCTTCTCCGGAAGCCGACGCACGAGACTCTAACAGGTCGATGACAGCGTTCGCGGTATTGGTGACCGGAACCCTTGCCTTGCCCTGTTCGCTCCTGAGATAGCCGTCTACGCGGTCCTGCAGCGCCGGCAGTTCGCCTTCGCTACCGAGCTCGTCGATGTCACGCCAGGCCCGTGCCATGGGTTGTCGGAGCTCGTTCGCTGCCTGGCTCTTCACGTCGCCGCCAAGCCCCGCCGCAGCAGTCCGCGCTCGCGCGTCCTTCACCGCCTGCGGCTCCGTGCGCCAGATGCCCGGCTCGATACCAGCGGCCTCCATCGTGGCCACGTCCTTGCCTACCGAGGGCGACTCCAGAATCTTCTTCTTCAGCCCGCGGGCGCCCATACCGAGCGCCTCGCCGCCAAGGCCGAATGCGCCGCCAAGCACGCCACTCAGACCGGCTCTATCGACCATCTCGCCGCCCGAAAGCGTTGGGTCAGCGCCACGCGACATGTCTCCGAGGTTCCGCACGGTGTCGGAGATGAGCTGCGACCCGGCTCCCATGACGGCCCCGGCCCCCATGCCCGTGGCGAGCTGCCCAGCAGCTCCCATCGCGCGCGGGGCCCCGCCCATGAGTTTGCCGAGCCCAGCCTGGAAGCCGCCGCCGGGGAGCAGCGCCCCGCCTAGGCTGCCCAGGAAGTTCGCCACCGGGTGCTGCTCCTGGAGCCCGCGCGCGTTGACGACCATCTCCTGCGCCAGGCGCTCACCCTCGATGGGGTCGTTGTCCGGCGTCATGAAAGGCACCATCACCCCTGCGCCGAGCTCAGCGGGCACGTTGAAGCCGGCGGTCTCTTGGGCGCCCATGATGGCGGCCAGACCATTGTTGATGACGCTCATCGCGTAGCTGTCATCGCCCTGGAGTTGAGAGCGTCGAACGATGCTTCGGTCCTGGGCAGCTGCTTGCTTGTAAGCCTGAGCCCACATCGCATCAGCGTAGCGCTTGTAGATGGGGTCCTCTTCAGTCACCCGCTCCGGGTTCAGCCCGAGCGCGCGCAGGTCGCCATCCATGTCGGCGCGAAACTGCTCGAGCGAAGGCTCTTCCCACACGGTGTGTCCGATGTGCGGGATTGCTTCATGCAGAGCGGGATTGTGGAACGGCGTCTGTCCAGGCATCTGCGAGCGCTGCGACCGGTACTCCGGCGGCGCGTAAAGCGCCGGGTCCTTCGAGAGGTTCCGAATCTTGAGGCTCTCCTCAAGCCCCTCAGACTGAACTCGAAGCTGTTCCGCCCGCCGGCGCTGCATTTCAGGGTAAGGCACATCCGCTGCGGCTGCCGCCTGCGTATCAAAGGTCTGCTCAACAAGCTGCTCTCCCGGGGTGTCCGCCTTAGGCTTCGGCGCCCCCTCTCGGACCGTCTCCCACTTCGCCAGCTCCTCTTGCTGGGTCCTGCCGGCGGGGAGCTCGGAGAACGTCTGCTCCAGAGCCTCGCCGCCGGAGAGCGCTCGAGGGTCGCCCAGCATGGGCTTTCGCGGCGCCTTCTCGCTGTAGGAGGCCATCTTGGCACGCAGCTTCGCCTTGGCGTCCTCCGGGGTGTCCGGGTCATCCAGAAGCTCCTGGGCTCGTCTCATTGCGTCAGGGGGCATCTAGCTCCTCCGCAATCTTGTCCGCCTCGGCGGCAAGCTTTTCGGCTCTTCCGCTCTTCTTGCTCTTCTCGCCTTCTTCGCGGCTCTTGATGCTCTCGCGGGTCTTCTCCCCACGGAGCCGTCCGCCGCCGCCCTCGCCCACTGCAGCATTCGCCACCTGGCGTGCGAACTGCTCCTGAAGCTCCGGAGGCAGCCCGGAGAAGATGACCGTCTCCATCGCTCGGTTGTATGCCTTCTCGTACACGGCGGCCTTCAGCTCGAGGTTGTGCGCCTGGAGCAGCCCGACGTAGGCCTCGATGTTTTTCCGAAAGTCTGGCGGCAGCGAACCGCTGGCGGCCCACCTGCGGAACATGAGCTCGTATTGGTCGAGCTTGCCCGAGGAGCTCAGGAAGAACTGGCGGTCGGCGTCGGTGCTCTTGGCGCCCTGAGTCATCTTGATGAGATGGGTGATGACCTCGTTCTGCGAAACAGAGTTCCCGCTCTTCAGCTGGCTCAGGAGTTGAGAGCCGATGGCAGCCGCCGTGTTGACGTTCTTCACGCTGTGGAGCCCGGACATGTCTTTGCCCATGCGTTCGGCGCGGTCGTGAAGCTGGAGCTCGCGCTGGCCAATCTCGGTACCTTGGGAGAAGCCGCCACCGTACGTGCCGGTAGGGATGCTCTCCTCTTCCTTGCCACCGCGCGCCACCGACTTCGCCGTGTCGTTGCCGGTCTCGTGATCGTAGCGCTTGTGGCCTTCGGCAATGGCTTCCTCGATGGTAACCCCGGGCTGTCCGAGCATGCGAATCGCAGTGTCCTTGGCGATGGCAGCCGCGCGCTTTTCCTTGTCGTTCCGAGCGTTCGAGCCGAGCGCGTCGAAGACGTAGCCAACCTTCTCCGCGGCCCGCGCAGAGCCGCGCTCGTGGTCGATGGCACCTAGTGGTTCGCCCGTGTCCATGTCGTAAGCGACCATCCCGCGTGGCTTCTGCGGCGCCGGAGCAGGGCTGAGTCCGCCAAGCCCACCAACACCAGCTTGCGGCATGCTCTGCGGCGGCAGAGCCTGCTCGCCTGGGGACGGCGCCAGCCCAGTGAACGGGCTGAGCCCCATGCCCATGCCAGGCCCGGGCTGTACCGGAATCTCGCCACGCGCCTCCATCTCGTTCGTGAGCCACTGCGCCGGCGCGGGCGCTTCGGTCTTCGCCTCAGGCGGAGTCTCGACCACTTCCCACCCATCGCCGATGCTTTCACCAGGCTGCGGGGTTTGGTCTCCGAGCCCTTTCAGCGCGTCGCCCCGAACCTTGTCGAGTTCGCTCGAGATAGCTTGGTCTTCAGGCGACATCGGCTTCTTGGTGCCGGGCTGCTCCTGTCCAGGTGGACCCGGTTGCTGATCGCTTTGGCCTGACTCGAGCTCGCGCAGCTTGTCTTCAGCGCCGTCCACGCCGATGCCCACGGCCTGCGCCGCGTAGATGGCTGAGCGGAGCCGCGTGGGGTCGTTCCCGCGACCTGCTTCCAACAGCTCGTCGTAAGCCGCCGCCTTTCGGAGGCGCTGAGCCTCAGCAGCACGCTGCTCAGCGGACGCGAACTCGGCGGTCTTCAGCGCGAAGTTGCGGTCCTCTTCGATGATGCCGCGGTCGTACTCTTTCTCTTTCTGACTGCGATACCACTGGTTTTGCTGCTCGCGCTCGCGCGACTCCACGCCGCGCAGGAACGACTCGCCAGGGTTCGCTGCCCGGTAGGGGATGTACTGCGTCAGGTTGCCGATTGCGCCAGGGCCAAGAGCCATCACATGCCTCCCATGCCGAAAAACTTGCCCATCAGCCCGGCAGCCATGTCGGCGTCAGCGCGGTCCTTCTCGGTCGCGTAGCGGTCGCTGTTCACCATGTCCTGCGCCAAGCCGGTGCCGAATAGGATGCTCGAGTCCATAAGCGCTTGGTCGGTCGCCATCATCTGGGGCAGGTACTGTTGCTGCATGCCGAACATGGCCATCGCTGGCATTGAGGTGTTGCCGAACATGTCCTGCACCCGCGTGCGCCGGGCGTCTTGCGCGCCAACCGCGGCGTTCATCCCGGAGTTGACCCGGTTCAGCGCGTTCTGGTCGAACATGCCCGCCATGTTGGCGCCGCCCTGCAGGTAGCTCAGGTCCATGCCGGCATTGCCTAGGTTCGATGCGTCCGCCCCCGACCCCAGCGAGCCGAGCATACCAGCACGCTGGAGCCCATACTGAGCTTCGTCCCGAGACCGCTGAGCTTCGAGGTCCGCGACCGTTTGCCCGACCTGACCGGTCGCAGCAGAGCTGCCAAACATACCCCGAGAAGCAAAGCTCTTGTCCACATCGGAAACAGCTCGCTCCTTCGCGCGGTCGTAGTAGGGGGACATGTCGGCGCTGGTTTGGAGCCCCTGATTGAAAGCAGTTTGCGCATTGCTCGTTAGCCCTTGCGGGCCGCCTTGAATGCGTCCCTGGTTCTGCTGCCAGTACTGGTCGCCAAAGCCCTGCTGCCCATAGAAGGGCGCCGCTGCGGCGTAGTACTGCTCCGCCGAGCCTGGGCCTTGCATGTTGTAGTCACCCTCGAAGGCGGTACCTTGCTGAAGCCCAGGGGTCGTCCATGCCCCAACCGTGTTGGGCCCCATGCCGATGCCCATGCCTTGGGTGACCGGGTTCTGCTGGTTGAAGCCCAGCGCGTCTTGGAAGCCGCCACCGTTCGGGCCACCGCCGAGGACGCCACCACCGAAGAAGTCGAGTCCGCCTCCCATTTACCACCACCTCCCGCCGCCCCAAAGTCCTGCATTCCAGTTGTCTTGGTGATCTCGTACCCAGTCATTGGCCGCAGAGACACCAGTGCCGACGCTGCCTGCAGCGCCTTGTCCAGCGTTGACTAGGCCGCCCCCAGCAGAGCTTGCAGCGTCGCCAAAGCCTCCGGCGAGCGCGGAGCCGTAGCGTTTGAACATGTCCCACGCAGTGGCGGCCGCGCCCTGAGTGTTGTCGCTCCCCGTCGCAGCGGGCCCCGGCTGGGGCTCTTGCCCTGGCATGTAGGGGTTCGACCCCACCGCCGCTCCGCGCGTAAACGCCGTCGGTCCGAAGGGGTTCTGTGCCGTGAAGCCTTGCGTGGCTCCAGAGCCGTACATCGATGCGAGCGCGTTGTTGACCGGCTGCATCGACGCAGACTGCGAGTTCATGGCGTTCATGGCCGTCTGCGCCGCCTCGGGGCGGTACATCGAATAAGCCTGGGCAGCGTTCTGCATCTGCTGCTGCTTGAACAGGTCGTAGGGGTTCTGAAACATGTTCCCGACAATGGGAATGCGATGCAGGTCCATCCCCATGTTTCCGCCCGTGCCCGGCACGTTGAAGCGCCCAGAGCTGAGCGGGTTCACCTGGCCCATGAAGCCGCCGCCTCCTCCGCCCATGCCCATGCCCATGACTTATCGTCTCCCCCCGGCGGCGCCGAGGAAGTTCTGCATCATCGACATGTTCGGGCCGCCACCTTGCGCGTAGTTGGCTCGAGCGCTCCCTTGGGCTGGGCCCATGCCCATATTGGGCTGCGCGTAAGGCTGGGGCTGGGGACGGTTCAAGCCCATGCCGAAGCCGCCGGGCTGGAAGTTCATCCCCATGGGCTGAAGAGACCACTGTCGCTGGCCGCCTCCCATCGGGCCGCCCATTTGGAAGTTCTGCCCAGCAAAAGGGTTACCTCCTCCCGAGCTCTGCGGTCCCCAGTTGCGCTGCATGCCGCTCATCGGCCCGCCCATCTGGAAGTTCTGCCCAGCGAATGGGTTGCGCCCCATGTTGCCCATTGCGGGCATTCCGCCGCCGAATCCGTTCATTGCAAAGCCCATGGTTACACCTCGCTCACTTCGAATTCTTCCTCGACAGAAACCAGCTCTAGGTCCGAAACCGAAAACTCCCACCGCCACTGGCGGCGGCGATACGTTCCAAAGCCTGGCAATCGTACCACACTGAGCGCGTCGCCAGTAGCCCCACAGCTGACCGCTACGCGGCTCCAAGGCTCGTCAGGCCCGTTTCGGTAGGAAAGCCAGCCTACGGGGCGCTCCGTGCCGTCAGTCGTGCCTCGCCTCAGGGTGACCCACACCGAGAGGCAGTGCTTCACCGACTCGGTACCGTTGTTCAGAAACCCAGTCCGGGACTCGGCCACGATGGGGTCGCCGAAGTCGTCTCCAGCACCGCGGGAAAGCCGCGCTACCTTTCCGTCTCGGGTGCCCACGATGCGCTCCCCCCCGTAGGGGCGCTCTGAAGCGCTCGCGATGTTCACCGGCGCCCAGTTCGAACCGTCGTTGCCGAGCCACTCGCTCCAGCCCCAGCCGACCTGATAGGCGAAGCAGCGGCGAGCCGTCGGGAATACCCACACGATGCAGTCGGCTACGCCCTCCTGGTACCAGAAGCCCCAGACGTCATCGACGGTCTCGAGGTCGTTCAATGTCTGCTGGATGGGCCCCGAGAGCACCTCTGCGCCGCGCCCGTCGCTCTGCACGAATCGACGTCGATGGTCCAGGAAGTAGAACTGCTGTTCGCGCTTCACGGCGCTGTACGGGGCACTGAGGCCGTACTCGCGGGTCGCCGCCGCCGAGTAGACGATGGCCGAGTCTGGGGTCCAAACCTGGAGACTGGTACTTCCGAAGCCGAACACCTCGTTCGTGTTCTCTGCAAGCGCCAAGAGCGGGTCCGGACGCGCCTCGTGACTAAAGAAACCGCTGGTCGTCGTGACGCCCCAAGTCTCGTGCCCGTCGTAACTCGAGCCAAGCGCCTGCCCCGAGAACCAGACTAGTCCCTTGCTCACGGTGTCGTTCATCAGAAGGCGCGAACTCTGAGCGATGATGTGCGTACACGTTGTAGGCGCATTCTCGAGGTCTGAAAGCGCGTCTCCGTCGAAGAGCAGCTTCCGCGGCGCGGTGCCTGTCGCGATGGCTAGAAGAGCTTCCGTCTCCGCAATAACGGGGCGCCCGGTGCCGATGAGGCGCCCGACCCCGTCCACGCCGGTGAGCTCGTAGAGGCCACCAGTGACGCGGTAGACGCGCCGGTTGTTGTAGGTGCCACCGATAGCGTAAACCGCATCTGAGGCCGTTACATGCACAGCATCGAGCCCATCTTCGTCCACTACGCTGCTGTAAAGCGAGGAAGCTTCGAGCCCCGGGCGCCGCGTCAGCACCCCGTCGCGGTCAACGATGCAGTTCGCTAGGAAGGCGTGCGACGGCCCCGACCCCGCCATGCCGGAGGCCTGAGGCTGCGCGAAGGGGATAGCGGCTCTGGTCACGTACCTGCGTAGCTCCCGCCCACGGGGTAGAAGCGCTCCCCATCGGGGCCGTTCATCGCTAGGTAGCGCGTGCTGAGGTACGTGCCAACCGCAGCGATACTGGTCGGCGGTGCCGTGCCCGTGACGCTCGTAGTGCCGGCGAAACTCGCCACTGCGTAAGTGAAAGTGCCCGACGCTCCGCCGGCGTTGTTGATGATGATGAGCGTGAAGGCAAGCCCAGCTTTCCCAGTCGCGCCGCCAGTCCCAATCGAAAAGCTCGCGTTGCTAGTGACGGTCACAACTACGAACTCGTAGTCCAGAATCACCTGGCTCAAGTCGAGGTCGCTCACCGAGCCATGGCTGACCGTGTAGACCCTCCCTAGACGCGACCCCAGCGACGAGAGCCCGCCACCGGTGAAGGTCTTCACGAGGTTCACCGAGGCTGGACAGTAGTTGCCGTGCTCGACAATGACGACCCCGCCGTTCCCGCTGATGAGCGCCACGTCCTCGCTTGCGCCGGTCACGTAGTTCCCGATGGCGACGACCCGACCGCTCGTTGAGCCGCCCAGAATCGAGATTGTTTGCGCGCTCGCCGCCGGCGCCGTGACGTCGAAGTAGCACCCGGTGGCCTGCACCACGTCAGCCTGGAACCAGATGAACGAATCGCCCACCGCGCCTGCAGCTAACACCTTGCACCCCGTCAAGATGCAGCGCGGCGTCGCGGTGAACGCCCCATCAGAAACGACCTGACCCGCAAACCCTGTCGGGAGGTAGACTTCGCAGTTCGTCAACTCGAACACCGGGGATACTGAGTCGTCCTCCACCTTCAAATAGGCGTAGGTCGAATCGCTCACAGTGAAGTCGTTGCCGAACTTGCAGTTGCTGAAGATGTAGCGCCCGTTGCTGACTGCTGTGATGAGAGAGCCCGAATGCGTCTGAGCCGCACCGAAAGCGATACCGGTCGCCGATTGCACCGAAGTCACCGCGGCAGAGCTGAATAGCGCCGCCGAAGCGTGGTCGATGAGGATGATGCTCTTGTCGGGGCCACAACCGAGCATGCTGATGCCGTTTGCCCAAGAGCGCGTGCTTGTCACCCGGTAGGTGCCAGGAGGGAAGAACACGATGCGTCCGCTCGTAGCCGCCGCCGTAAACGCCGCGGCGATAGCTGCCGAGTCGTCCGTCGTTCCGTCGCCCACAGCACCGTAGGCCTCGGCCTTGACGTTCTCGAAGTAGCCGCTGATGGTGCCGAGCGCATTTTCGACCGTCGTCGCAGAGCCGCTCAGGAGCACGTTGAAGTCGGTCGTGCCGAAGCTGGCGAAGACCAGGTCAAGCACGTTCTCGAGCGTTGTTGGCTTGCTCGCCCCCGAGGCGCCCGTCGAGTAGTCCGTGCCGGTAAAGCTCGGGCTGATGACCTCCACTGCGGCATCGTAATTGCCAGCCGTGAAGGTGCGCACCGTGGTGCCGCCAGCATCCTTCACGATGATGAGCGCCAGCTGCGTCACGTAGATGACAGCCGAGCCGTACTCATCGAGGTCGATGTCCGTGCCAGCGGCCTGCTGGTTCAGCGCCTCGAACCCGCCGTCTCCCAAGTAGCAGGCGATACGCTGCGACCCAAGGCGGTTGTACACCTCTGCTGTGCCGTTCTCGGCACCCACAATCCCTGCTGCCAAAGCGTGAACGAGCTGCATGCTACTCCTCGATGAGCTGAACTCCACCGGTCATAGTTCCGCCTACGAAGAAGACATCCCCCGCCTCGCCGCCGCTCGCCACTGCGCCGTTCAAGAACGAGCAGCCGCTTGCGTGGATGCGTGGGGCAGTCGTCCAACGGAACGCGAACGAGCTGTAGCCAACATCGCCATCATCAAACACGCAGTTGTCGAGAAACAGCGTGCCGAGGCCAGGCCCCAACAACCCGCCAGTAGGCTGATTCGCCGGGTCGTCGCTGACCGAAATGAAAGTACAATCCTTGATGCAGGTGACGAGCGAGTCGTTGACCGTCACACAGTACGCGCTGTTGTCCTCGCCAGCCTCAAATCGGCAACCAATGATGCGACATCCGCTGGCTGCGATGTTCACGTGCGGGATGCCCGATGCGCTAGGGTGCTGCACGAAGCGAATGTTCCGCAGCTCACACCCGCTGGCCGATAAACGTAACATGTACCCAGACGCTGCCAGATTGTTGAGCGTCACAGTTGGCACGCCATCGGTCTCGCCGGCCGCCACGATGGTAAGCGCCTGGGTGATGTCGAGCTCCGTGGCGAACTGTTCACTGTGCCCTTCCAGCAACACAACGATGTCGCCGCCGGACGCCACCGATACCGCATAGGCCAGCGTAGCGAATGGGCGCGACTTCGACTCCCCGTAGCCAGCGCTGTCGTCCGCAGCAGCATTGCTAGAATCCACATAGTGGAGGTCACCAGTGATGAAGAGCGGCGAGCTCGTCACAAGCGTGTCGCCCAACGTCTCAGCGATGCCGTTCGGAAGGTTTCTGCTCATCGGTACCTCGTCATGTAGCCAGAGCGATGCCCCATCTTGAACTGCCGGTCGACGACTTCCTTCTCGCGCCCGAGGCACTGCGCGACGCCGTCTTCGAAGCCCTGGCGGAACATCATCACCCGGTCGAGCGACACGCCGTTCGACATCGCGAGCTTGTGCGAGATGCCGAAGACCAGCGTATTGGCGAAGTGCCGCTCGCGGTCGGGGGTCTTGGAAGCGTCGGTAGAGTTCGCTGCGAGCCGGGTCACCTCGAGCCGCAGGTAGCCCGCCTCGTTCGGGATGGGCCACACCTTGATACGGTAGGGCGTCTCGGACTTGTCGAGCCAGAACATGGTCGGCACGTTGCCCGTGGCCGACTTGTCCGAAATCTCGTGCATGTCGTCGCGGTAGACACGCTCCACGGGACTCTCGTCGCTCGCGCGAGTCGTGTCAGTGGTCGACGCCGGCAGGCACATGGCCGTGTGCCCTACGTCGAAGACGTCCTCTTCGAGCGTCAGGTACTCGTCATCGGCCGTGAACTGGATGGTGTCGTAGCGAACGCTCCGGAGCGCCACGCCGCGGGCGTCCAGGTCGCGCATGGTGAGCTCGAGCGCGTCCGTGCCCTCCGTGAGCTGCACCGTCGAGAGCTCCTGCCCTGGGGCGATGAGCACACACCGGCGATAGGCCATGTGGACCAGCCGGTTGATGCTGAACTCGTGGGTGTTCGCGGCGTTGACGGTCACAGCTCCTCCAGCGGGTCGCGCAGCGGCTGGCCGAAGGTCTCTTCCCAGAGGTCATCGATGTAGGTGCCGGCGGGGCCATCGTAGGGGCGCATGATGCCGATGTCCCTGTCGAGCCGCAGACTGTAGGGCTCCGCCATCTCGGCGTTCAGACGCGAGAGCTCGGTCTCGTCGGCGCCCTTGTGCTGTGGACACTCCAGCGTCCCGCCTTCGCTAATGCGCATGGCGCTACGCAGCCACACCGAACCGCACACGTCGCACTCGGCGGGGTAATCGTGGAGCGCTGCTCCTGAGGTGTTGTTCGAGATGGTGCGCATAGGGTCTTTCTGTGGACCCCATGGGCACCGGGGCCCGAACCTCTCTCAGGTGTCGGCGACGTCTGGGGTGAGCAAGCCGCTTTCCTTCGGCTCGTCGCAAACGTAGTTGTTGAAGCAGCTGATGAGCGAGTTCGCCCCCAGCGTGACGCCTTGCGACGTCGAAGTGCCGTCGTTCCGGACGCCGACGTAGTTGTCGGCGATGATGCCGGTGCTCGCCGCGTTGCCGATGGCGATGCCCGCCGTGCTCGAGGTGTGCTCGTTCGCGATGCGGTTCCGAGCGATGAGCAGGTTGGTCGCCGCCACCGCCGTGGTCCGGATAAGCCCGTTCGCCGCCGTCGCCGCCGCCTGCATGACGTTGTCCACGATTTGGATACCGTCCACCGCAGAGGCAATCAGGATGCCGTCCGTGACGTTGTGGGTCGCCGTTCCGAAGAAGTAGTTCCCCTGAACTAGCGCGCGCGCTGCCGTGAGCTCCATGCCGATGGTGGCCTTGAGCGCAGCGTCGCTGGCGAGCCGCACGCGGTTGCCGGCAAAGGTGAAGTCCGCGCCGGTGACGCTCAGCGCCTTCACGACGCCGTTCGCCCCGTCCACGTTGAACTGCATCCCCATGACCAGCACGCTGGCCACGTCGAAGAGCAGCTGCGAGGCAGTCCCGGAGAAGCTGATGGTAGGCCGGAGCGCACCATGGCCGAAGCCGACGATGCGCGTGCCCGCTACCAGGCTTGACCAGCCGTCAGCGCCGGCGATCGTCTCCGTGTGCCCCGGAAGGACCACGACCGTGTCGCCACGACCCGAGCCGCACTTCGAGAGCGCGGCGTTGACCGTCGTGTAGACGCCCACCTGAGCAAGCGACTTGTCGTTGACGTAGGACGCGCCGCTCGCATGGACGTAGCCGACCACTCTGCCGAAAGGAGGGAGCAGCGTTCCGAACTCGGTCCGCAGTGGGGCGTTCCCGTAGAACGGGACCAGCCCTTGCTGTGAGAATCTTTCGGTCATGGTCTCTCCTTAGGAGCCGGAGCCGCCGAAGTAGATGCCGCGAGGGTCGCTCCAGCCGTATGCCACGCGCATGTGGTAGATGAAGTTGGTCACGAGCACGTTCCAGTCGACCCAGCTGTTCGAAGCGGGCTTCTCGCGCCAGCGCCAGATGAGCCCGTCGCCCATGTCGGTGAGGACCGCCCAGTCGTTGTCCGCGCCCTGCCAGAACGGCACGGTCACGTTGCGGTAGGTAAAGTCGTTGCCGCGGGCGGTGTTGATGGCTGAGAAGTTGCCCGCTGCCGGGTCCTTCTCGCTCTCGAGCACCGTGCGCCATGCGCCCATCTGCGACGCCGGATGAACGACCGCCTTGGGCATCACCGGACGAATCAGGCCGTCACGGCCCGGTAACACCATCAGGTTCTGCATGACCTGCTCGAGCGCGCCCGTGCTCGGGCCAGCGGGCGTCGACAGGATGTTCGAGTAGGTGCCGCCGCGGGTGACCGGGTGAGACGCCGAGCCCAGGGTGACGCCGTCGCCACCCAGATAGCTCGAGTCGTCCCGGTTGATGAGCATGGTGGCCGCGAGGTACTCGCAGGTCAGCATGATGGCCTCGCGGTTGAACCGCTGCATGTCGATGGCCTTCTCGTACTTGCCGTCTGCAAGCAACTCGCGGGAGGCCTGGCACTTGATGGCGTACGTGCGCGCAATGTAGCGCCACTTCACGCCTTCCATGATGGTGCCTGGAGTAATCTCCTGCCCTTCCGGCTTCAGCGAAGCGAGCCCGGGGCCGGCGATGTCGAGGTCGTCTTCCCAGGCATCCTCCATGCCTTTGACGGTGCAGTACCGGTTCAGGTACAGGTTGGACGCCATGCTCTTGTCGACCTGAATCGAGTTCAGGGTTTGCTTGAGCGTCTTGGCCAGTGATTGCAAGTAGTTCATGGCTGCTCCTTACACACCATCGTCGTCGGTTTCGGGCTCGAGACTCTCGTTGACCGTCACTTCGAGTCGCGGGTACGCGCCCGAGTAGTCGAACAGCTCGACCGCTTTGCTGAAGTCCCAGATGCGCCACTGCGCCGTAGTGGTCGCGGGCGAAGCCAGAGAGAGTTTGGGGAGCGCCTTGGGGCCTGCCGCGCTCGTGTCGAACAGCGTGAGTCGGTGGTCGGCGTTGTTTCCGAGCAGCGTGATGACGTCGCTCTTCGCCGAGATGCTGTCGCTCACGACCGCCACGTCGAAGACTTGGCCCACCGCCGGGATGACCTTGATGTAGGTGCGCCGGCTCTCGTTCGTCCCGTAGGCGATACCACTTGGCAGGTAGCTGCCGAAGAACATCTCTTCTCCGTTCCAGTACCCGTCCTCGCCTACGGCCTGCATGATGCCGAAGACGCGGAGCTGCGCCGTGGTGTCCTCGGTGCCAGGGCAGAGCGCGCCGTAGCCCGTGGAGAGTCGCGTGATGGGGTCGCCGCGGTACAGGCCGCCAACTGCGTGGTTGCCCGCCGCAGGGTCCACCGCTGGGGCGTAGCCGGTAGCGATGGGAACGTTCAAGATGGGCGGGTGGCATGACGAGTTGTTCTTGCCTCGCACCCAGCTGAATCCACTCAGGTTGATATTGTCTGCCATGTCCTACTCCTGATAGGCGGGATACGGGTCTTCCCCGAGGTGGAGCTTTTGGTGGCTCGTCACCCCAACATCGATGTGTTCGTCTTCGGGGGCATCGCGCCCCACCAAAGCAGCGTGCCCTTCGCGAGCCTTCACCGGGTCGTGCCCGAGACGCTCGTCCATCGCCGACACGTAGGCGCGGCGGTAGTCGCGAAACTGGTCCCCATAGGACTTCTCGCGGATGCAAAGCACCTGGTCGCGCATCCCACGGAGCGGCTCACCGGGCTTGCAAGTCTGCCCGCCCGCGACCTTGATGGCGCCAGCCGAACCGGGGGCTTCTGCCATCACAGGTCGGTAGCCGTACATCTCGGCATGGCCCAACATGTGCGGGGGCCAGAACTGGTAGTCGAAACGCTCGCGGTCGACGTTGCCGCTGATTTGCCCCCAGTTGAACTGGTTCACCATGGTGGTGATTGGGTCTGGTCGCGTCCCCCTGCGGGCTTCGACCTGCCTCTTGGTGCCGTTCCGTACCTGCTTGCGTGCCGCCATGCGTCCTGTTCCTTCCCCGAGGTACAGGCGAGAGCGCTGGGGCAGCGAACCACCGATGCGTGAATGCTACGGGGCGCCCGCCCCCAAGTCAAGAAAAACGAACCCCCGGGCCAAAGAGAGGGGGAGCGCCTCAGCCCGGGGGTTCTACGCCGCAGAGGGAGTGTGACTTCCCTGCGGGCGACTCTTAGCCAGAAGCGCGGCGCGCGGCCGCGTCCTCTTTTAGGCCTGGCAGCTTCACCTCGCGGTAGAACTTCGCCGCAGCCTGTTTCTTCGAGAGCTCGGGGTACGTCCGTACCGCCATGCGCATCTCGTCCTTCGTGAGCGTCTGAGGGAAGTCGCTCGTTGGCTCCCCGCCGCCATTGCTGCCAACGCTGTGCCCGGAGAAGCGAAGCCGCGTTGCGTCCGACACAGGAGGCGGCTTCACGCCCAGATCGACGCGGGCGCGCTCGGCGATGCGGTCGAAGTCTTCCTTCGTGAACGGGCGCGCGTCCCCCTTCTTCTGGCGCAGCGTCCGCTCTTGGAACACCAGCGACGAAGCGTAGTTGTACATGTCCCGGTCCGCAGCGATGTCGGGCCAGTTGGCTCGCACATACTCGACCTCTTGCATTTGCGCAATTTGCTGCTGGCTGGGACGCCGCTTCAGGTCACGCAGGTCGATTCGGAGCTCTGCCTTTTTCTCGCCGAGCTCTTCGTACCGCCGGTTCAGCTCAGCATGACGCTCAGGCGTCATCTTTCCTGTTGAGTGCTCCGCCTGGTACAGGCGCTGCACTTCCTCGCGACGCTTATCGAGCTGCGAGAGCTCGTCGGTGATTCGTGTCTCCTCGGGGTCCGCCTGAGGCTGCGACTGTTGCGGAGGCGCGAACTGCTGCTGCGTCTGCCAGTGGCTCTGATAGCGCAGGTTCTCCTGACGCAATAGCTCTGCCTCGCGCTCGGCCTTCTCCTTCGCCGCCACGAGCTCATCGTAACGAGCGCCCTTCTTTTGGTCGCGCGTAAGGCGCGGCGCCTGCGGGTCAGGCGGAGGCCCGTCGTCGTCCGGAGGGCCATCGCTCTCCAGGTCCGCGTCAACCTCCACCTTGAAAGTCCCCTCGTCAGGGACGAAACCTTCGAACTGTTCGTCTTCGAAATCGATACCCATGTCACACTCCTTCAGCCGTCATCCGAAATCCACGGGGTCTCCGGCTGCCAGAGATGCCCGCCGCGGTCTTTGAACACGTGCTCCACGAACTCGTTGGCGTTGGCGTCTTTGCACATGCGCTGAACGATGCCGCATTCCCCGTCCTTTATCGCTTGCATGAGCTCGAGCGACCCGCAGATGTCGCCGTCGCGGATGATGAGCAAGCTCGCCATCTTGTTGTCGACGCCCAGCCCCACCTCGAAGCGGTAGGGCACCATCTGGTTCGTGACCACCGTGTGCCCGATGTCGATGCCGTTCGAGCGCAGGTTGTCGAGCGCGCGGAGCCCCGCCGAAACGATGACCACCTTGGGCGTCACCCGCTCTTCGTAGGCCCGCGTCGTGTCCGGCGCGATGATGCTCCCGCCGTGAAAGTTTTCCTTCTCGGTCGGCACCTGGTAGGCGAAACAGCGGTCGTAGCTGGCCTGCCACTTGAAGCAGGCATCCGGCATCTCGTACCGAAGACGCTTCTCCTCGAGCAGCGGCGGCAGCTTCAGGCTCCCCGGTGGGGCCAGCGCTGCCTTCTTGGCCTGCTTCATCGCGAACTCTTCGCGGGCCTTCTGCTCTGCCTTCTGCTCCCCATACAAGGGCAACAGTTGGGCGATGCGCTCGTCGAGCGACACTCCGTTCGATTGCAATTCTGTCATTGCGTTACCCCTGTTTTCTCAGACTTCTCCCAAGAGTCCTGATGTGAGATGGCGTCAGCAAGCCACAGCCTTGCTTCGTCTAGCTTGGTCTTCACCATGGCTATCCGCCTCGAAGAAACCTCGCGAGAGTCGAACCGCTCGATCAGGTCGTAGAGGTCTTCGAAGGTTCCCATCATTGTCACAGATTTTGCGTCACTCATTCGTTCACACTCCGTTTGCTGGCAGCGAGCACTCCCGCTACCAAGTGGTCTAGGGTCAGGTACTCCGCGCACAGGCGCGCCACCTCGGGGTCCGAAGACGCCCGCGCTCTGGCCAAAAGCCCCGCCAGGGCCCGGTCGCGCTGCTCCGTTACCTGCCGAAAGAACTCCCGACTAGTCCGCTGCTCCGCCCACGCTTGCACAGCCTCAGGCTCGCCTAGTCCCTTCACTGCGGCGGCCCTCCCTGCGGCGGGGCGCCCTGGCCGCCTCCTGGCGGGGCACCTTCCATGCCGGGAGGGGGCATCGGCGGCGGAGGTGGCCCGAACTGCGGGGGCGGAGGCGGGGGAGCACCCATCATCCGCACCAAGTCGTCACGCTGGCGCGCTTTGAAGGAATCAGCGATGACCGCGTGCTGCATCGCCAGGTTGCCCATCAGCGGGCCTCCAGGCTGCGAGAAGCCCATCACCATCTGGACGAGCTCGTCTGCCTCGGCGACCTTCTGCACGTTCGTGGCGAAGCGCATGTCGGAAGTGATCTCGACTGCGTAGTTCTGTCGGTACATGTTGCGCCCGATGGCAAAGGGCTGCGAATCCTTCATGTCGGCGATTCGCACCAGCTCTTCGTCGCGCAGAAAGATGCTGTTCAGCCGAGCGTTGTTCTTGGCGATGAGCGCCACGGCGTCGCCCATCTTGCGCCCAAGCACGCTGAGCTGTTTCGTCGCCTGCTCGATGCGAGCCGCCACGCCCTTGTAGGTCTCCCCAGACTTGCCTGGCTCCCCCGAGAGGATGTCGCTCGCCTGCATGGAGCGCTGGGCGTTCTGCACCAGCAAGTCGGCCACCTCCATCAGCTGCGGGTTCGCCTGCCCCGTCTGGATGGGCATGATGGCCTTGGTAATGTCTTGCGACGACATCGTCTTCGTGTAGTTGATTTTGCCGGGCTTGAGTACCAGGTCCCCCTGCAGTTCTGCGTCTGGCGTCGCAATGAACGAGCGAATGTTGCCAAAGGTCCCAGCATCGATGTACTGACTCACGATGGCGTTCACGGCGCGCTGAAGGTCGCCCTGGATGCGACCGTAGCTGAGGCCACGATTGCCCACCAGCGGCTCGAGGCACACCGCATGCGTGAACATGTAGACGGGGGTACGGCGCGGGCGCTCTGGCTGGGCTCCATCGTCCGACATCCATCCGGGGCGTTGCGGCTCCATGGCATCGATTTGCTGGAGCTGTGCCTGTCGCTGCTGGTCGACCTGCATCATGCCCATCAGCGCGGGCTCACCGCCCGCCAACCCTTCGTCGGCGACCGTGTCGAGGTAGTCGTCGGCGCGGTCGAAGGTGTTCTCGACCTGGGCGCGCTGAAGCTCCCACGACTCGCGCTCTTGCCGGTAGCCCTGGTACTGCTGCATCTCGAGCTCGTAGCGCTGCGAATCCTGCCAGTCCGCCTCCTCGTTCACCATCATGTGCAGGATGCGCCCTGAGGCTAAGTGCAGATGGAGACGCACGAAGTGCTGCTTTGGCCGACTCGGCAGGTCGAGCCACCCTTCCCACCAGAGCACCTTGAAGGGCGCCCACTTGGTGCCATCGTTCTTGTCGTGCCCCTGGTCCTTCGTGACCTGTTCGGCGACTTCCTGGTCCGGCTCGTCGTCGAAGGTCGGCGCGAAGTTCTGCAGCACCCATTCGACGTCCGCCCACTCGCTCTTGCGCGCCTGGAGCTGGTGCCGGTGGAACGCGCAAATCTTGGCGTACCAGGGCAAATCCGACAGGTCAGGCATGGTCGTCTGCTGCGTCCAGGGCATCACGAACTCATCGGGCGTCAACACCTCATGCCGGTTCTGCTGACGCTCGCTGTCGTAGTAGCTGTGGCAGACCCAGTCGCCGATGTGTACGAAGGCCATGCACGCGCGGTGCATCTGGCGCTTGAAGTCGGGAATCTGCGTCCGGAACTGCCAGTTGGTGTGCTTGGTCATCGCGTCTGCCGTGCGGTCCTCCGCGGTCAGGCTGACGAACTGGCAGGGGTTCTTGAAGTCGTGGAAGAGCTCACCGAAGAGGCGCGTGGCGATGCGCGAAACGTTCTCGAGCGAGATGGGGATGTTGGCGTTCGCGCAGTACTTGAACTCGTCGTCCTTGGGAGGGAGCTCACCGGCGAGCAGCTTCCAGTCGGCAGCCCATCGCTTGCGGTAGTCCGCGCTCGCGTCCCAGGCCTCGCTGAACTCGCCGCGGATTCGGTCGGCGATGCGCCGCAAGGCCTCCTTGCCTTTCTCGGAGCGCTGGAACACGGGCACCAGGTTGGGCTCGTCATCGCTGTAGACCAGGTCTTCTTCTACCGGCTCCTTCTGGTCCGGGTCCGGCTCGACCGAGAAAAGCTCATCGTAGACGACCGCTGCGCTGGCTGAGTTCATAGCTTACTCCCGTACAGGCCCGCGGGGGATTCCTGCTCCACTCGAGCCTTCCGCTGACGGGCGTAATCCTGGTCACTCACCCGGGAAGGTATACCACGCCCGCCACGAGAGGCGAAAGCGCAGCCGTACATGAGCGACTCGTGCCAGTGGGAATCCTTGTCCTTTGCCGGGTTGTCGGGGTCGCCATCCTCAGACTGCACCGCGGGGAGCGTCCGGATGAGCTGCACGCACCCTTTGAAGATGGTGAGCCCTGGGGTGACCGTGCCCGACCGGTGGTCACCGAGCCGTCGGTAGACCTCCTGAGCGTTCCGCATCCGGCTGTCCTTGGAGGCTTTCGTCCACCTGACCCCCATGGTCGCCATGACCTCGCCCATCGACGCCACCGACTGCCCAATCTTCTGCCAGAGCTGGGTGTCGGCGGGGCCCGTGAGCTGACTCGCGCCGTCACGCCATGGAATCTTCAGGACGTCGTTTTCGATGCGCCGGATGGCCTGCGCCACCTCGCGGTCGGTGCGCCCCCGGAAGGTGTACTCGTAGAAGACCACTAGGTTGTCGTCTTCGTCCAAGGCGTACCAGTGCACGCAGCCGAAGGCCTTGAAGCCCCAGTCCATCGAGCGGAACACCTTCCACTCCGACGGAATCTTGAACGGCTCGATGACGTGGAGCTGCGGGTTCCATACGGCCCCGTAGTAGCTGCCGACCGTGGCGTACCAGTCACCGAAGAGCTGCGCGCGCTTGATGTGCGGCGGGGCGTTGCGCAGATTGAACTCGTACTTCTGCCGGAACTCTGGGTTCGGGTGGTCGCTCAGCCGCGCGGGCAGGAACATCCACGTGTAGGTCTGCTTCGAGCCGTCCGAAAGCGTGATGACCTTCTTGTGGAGCGTCTTGCCGCCGGGAGCAGGGTCGACGAAGCGCTTACGCACCCAGGTTGGGTCACTGACATTGTAGGTCTGCCCCGTGCCGCGCTGCATCTGCGGGTTCGACATGGCGCGGTTCTTTAGCATCTTGCTCAGCACCGGGTCGTTCGAGCGGAGGCGCGTCGAAATCTGGTCGAACTGCTCCTCTTCGAACGTCACGAGCTCATCGAACATCAGGATGGTGAACTGAAACCCGAGGTACTTCGCCCAGTCGCTCGCGTTATGGCAGTGCCCAAACTGGTAGCGGTATCCGCTCGAGAAGATGAACGTCGAGTTGTTGCCGTCCCAACGCACCCCAGGGTCTAGCTGCGGGAAGGCCACGTGTGCGCGCCTGATGGTCTCCAGGAGCTCGGGGTGCGTGCGGCGCAAACTGAGCGCCCAACCCGTACTGGCACCCTTAGGGAGAGCGTGAGGGTGGTCGGGGTCGGTCGTGCGCTGGTGCTCGACCTGAATCTGCTGAAGCGGCTCCCAGAGCAACACCTCGGTCTTGCCGGGGCCAGCGGCGCCGCCGCCGAGCACGAAGTCGTAGGGCAAAGCGTGGTAGAGCTTGCCCCACTCTGAAGGCGTGTAAATGAGCGACGACATCAGAACACCGTGCTCGCCCAGATGGGGTCATCGCCGCTCCTGTCTTTGAACACAACCGCAATGGCCACCACGGCGCTCGAGGAATTGCTCGCCATCTCCACCGTGTGAGTGCCAGGCGCTAAGCCCGAACGAACCATCGGGGTCGCCCCGCGCTGGCCAGAACCGTTCGCGAAGTACGTGCCATACTGCATCAGCGGCGAATCATCCAGGTCGGCCTGCAGCCACGTTTCGGTTGATACGTTGGTTACCGAAACACGGGATGCGTACACTAGCATCGTGCAGCTCTCGGCCACCGTCGGAACGCCGAACGAAGCCATCGGCCCATCGTTGATGGCAATTGTAACGGACTCGACATCAACAGCGTCATCTATGCCGCCAAGCACCACAGCGTTCACTGAGCGCTGTGTAGAATCTGGGGTAGTAACCCGTAACGTGTACGCCCCAGCCGGCGGAGTGTCGGCGGCTGGCAGCCCCCAAACCATAGTAAAATGAGTGGCAGCGTCATCGTGTTCCGCTGATGTTGAGCCGTCATCCAGCACGCTAAGCGGCAGGTTTAGCCCGAGCGGGTCCAGAACCACGGAGCTAGGCGCTACGCCTCGACAAGTCCCAACCAGAAAACGAACCCCTTCCACGGAAGGAATTGTTACCGTTATGTCGTTAGTGGTTGACGAGATGCTCTCGACCGAGTGCCAGACCACCGGGCGGCGCTGAGCAGATGCGGCAGCTTTCCATGCTATCGTGGCTGCGCCCCATTCCTCTAGGCCTCTCGAGTAGTTTGCTGGGTCTACGCTGGATAGCGTCTCAACCTTGTCGACGTAGGCGCTAGTCATGCCCAGGCCGCCGCCAACGCCAGAAATCGTACGCAATGCGCTGAAGTCGCCAGACGGGCCGCCTGTCATCACGTCGTCGTCATCAGCGCTTACCAGCGACTGCCACAGAGCCTCGGTTGCGCCCCATGGCAAAGTCAGTGACGGCGGGTCAGGGTTGGTCGAGTTTTGCGCGTTCGTTTTTGCTACAGCAGGCCCGTACTCTAGGTCCGCTCCATTGATGACGCCGGCTTCGATGATGTACTCTTCAGCATCAGCAGGGCTCCATGACCAAGAAATAACAGTGCCGCCCTCGCTGCCGTTAGCGACCTTATAGAAGTACATCAACTTCACCTGACCGGAGTCAAGCACCCAGTTGAACTCTCTCAGCTCATAAATGATTGCGCTGAATTCGTTGTCTTGGTTCCCTGAGCCGCCAAACAGGGCGAAGAAGATTACATCGCCCTCGGCTACGGCTGGCACAGTAAACGAAAGCGTGAAAACCTGAGCGCCAGGATTGTAGAAGGTGCGCCCTGTTACGGATATCGTCATCCGAACGGCCCCGAGTTGATGACCTCCACCGTCTGGTCGGTACCATCGAAGTAGAGTGAGAAAAAGTGCTTCTGCCCAGCGGTCATGCTCGTGAGCGACGGCGCCGTACCACTCTTGTGCTGCACATTCGCCGACCACGATGTGATGTTGAACCCGCCTGCATTGGTGACGCGAAGCACGCAATGGGCCGACGTGCCGAACACATCGTTCGCCGCATCGCGAGCTGCCAGCTCCGGGGGCGTGATAACGAGCGCCGTGCTCTGGTCAAGCTCCAGGTGGTATACGTTGGTCTCGCGGTAGTCGAGCTCCCCGCCGGTCAGCCCCGAAGCAACCACGTGGAGCACCCGCGACTTCGGCTTCTCGAGCTGAAGGTCGTTCCCTTGCAGCATCACTACATCGCACTCATCACCGTCGCCCATGCCCTGGAAGACGTCTCGTAGCTGCTTCAGAAGCGGGATGGCCTCGCGGTTCGCCCAGGTCACCGCCTCATCGAGCTTGCCACTCAGGGGCCGACCGAAGCGTACTGGCAAGAACTCACGCCATGCCACTCAGCACCTCAACCTCGTAGAGCACCGGAGCGTTCGACACGCACTCGCACGTCTCGCAGATGTCCGGACGCCACTGAACACCGCTCACCCCGCAGGCGAGCGCGCAGCGCGGGCAAAGAATCACCCTACTCGACGAGGGCACGGGTGGCCTCTTTGATGGCTTCCCAGACTTTCCGTCGCTCTTCTCCATGCAGCTTCCCTGGGCCCTTGTCCATGAATTCTATCCGCTGGGCGTCGGTAAGTCCATGCCAGTCCCGGTTTGCCTCGCGATGCGCACCGAGCGCGCGGAGCAGCGCGCGGTCTGCCGCCCACTGAATCGCCGCCACAGCCTGCCGCGGCACGCGCGTCTGCGTGACCATCGGGAGCCACTCATCCGGGTTGTACGGGCGGATGGCGTAGGGGTCGCTCGGACGGTCCAGGCGAATCTTCGTCTTCCCGTCGCGCTCGATGAGGTACCCGAGCTGGCCGTTTTGGCGATGGCGGAACCAGACACGCTCGGAAGGCTTTGGGTCAGACATCTTGCTCATCCAAATGGCACTGCAGGTCGTAGAGCTCGTCCTCGAGTTCCTTGATGCGCTTCTTGGAAGCCTCCAGCAACGTTTCGACTGCTGCGAGGCGCGCTGTCTCCACGCGAGTGTTCCAGAGTTCGGCCGCCTTCGCCTCGGCCTGCTCACGCGTAACGACCGGGCCATTTCTCCCGATGTAGTCGAAGCTGAAGTTGCCAGATGAGGCCCCGCAGCCGCCCTGCCCCCTCTCGCAGTAGACATGCCGGTAACCTCCCATGCCGACGTTCAGTCCAGCGAAACAAGCCACAGACTTTCGACAGAATGGGCACGGCTTCAGCTCAGACATCTTCCGGCCATCCCATGTCTTTGGCGTCGTTCATGTCGCAGGCGTTGCACGGTGAACAGGCAGAACAGTCGCCCCTAGTTTCGTCGTGCTCATGGCACACGCCACAACCAACGTGCTTGCATTCTGGACACCTGTACACCGACTTCTCCGAGCGACAGTTCCCATTGAAGGCATGCTTATACATCGCCCCACTCCTGCTCTTCGCCTTCAGCGTCAATGACCTCGCGTTCCTCGAACTTCGGCAGCTCCCCGAGAGTCATGTTCACCACGATGGCGTTCAGCGGCTGCGTCTTGCCCTTCTCCGCGGCGCGGGCGCGTGTCACCGTGGAGTGGATGCCCTGCGCGATGGACAGCGCCATAGGCGCGCTGCGCTTGTCGAGCTGGGCTGACCGGGCGATGTTCCACCGCTCCAGCGCACCCTGCTCGCCAAGCTCGCGCACCCAGCGCTCTGGCGGGCCCTTCGCCCCCAGCTCCTGCGAAGTGAGCTCGAAGCCCGCCATGCTGCCGTCCATGATGGTGAGCGCCTTGCCGTAGATGCCCTCTTCGACCTTCTTCAGCTGGCGCTGGCGCTGCTCGGCGCCGGAGACCCCCGGAGCAAGCTCGTGCTCTTTCGGAACGTCAATCTCGTTCCGCTCGGGCACGGGCTCCGGGGTTTCCGTTAGCTTGCTGAACAACGCCTGGAACGAGTTCATGACTCCATGATAGCAGAAAACGCCGTCTGGCGTGGGTCCGACTTGGGTCGGTCAGGTCCCTGCGTTGCGAGGTCGCTTCGTGCGTTGGACAGCAGGTACTCCAGCAGCGCGACGCGCTTTTGAAGTGGCAGCTTTTCCAACCGGCCTCGGATTCCGTTTAGAACCGACGCCTCTTGCTCCTGCGCGCTTCGCTCGTTCCACGCTTTTCGCTGCTTCTTCGCGGAGCTTCCGTTCTCTGATTCTTTCTCTTGGCTCATCGTACACTTCTCCTTCTATGGTCACATGAACACCAGGCCAATCGGCAAGGCGCCACGA